CAATTAAATCGTTGGTGAAAAAGAAATTTGTAATTACAGCAAAATACAAATTCAATTCAATGCCGACTATACATATACGACCTAATTATGATGTTATCAACGCAGAAGTTAAAAAATGGGAAAATAGTATCAGGCAAGAGGTTATAGCAGAAGATGCAGGACAGGAGTTACATAAACAAGCAGACGGGAATGACACAAAATGTAATTCCCAAGGGAATAACACAAAGTGTAATTCGGGAGTGTCACAAGATGTAACTCTTTTAACAGGGATTACTAACAATGATTACCCTAACACTAATTACGGAACATTAAATACAGAGTGTAATTCTCTTAACAGAGAACAATGCAATTCTTTTTTACCCAAAGATAAAAAAGCGAAAGAGTTTAAGCCGATAAGCGAATACTCTCAAAGTGATTGGGAAGTTGCCGAAGAAAGAATGATAAGTAGAGCTGGCAATATAGCTTATGATTGGACTAACGATAAAACGCTCAAAGAAAATACAGAAGCATTCTTTAAATACTTTTTAGATAAACACGGAGAATGTACCGGAGAATATCACTACCCATTAACAGATAAGGTTTTATCAAGAGTAGTAGATAATTTAACAAAAGAAACCGACATAGAGCGTGACGGATATACAGATACCTATTATGCGGCTATAAGTGATATGGACGATAATACAGACTACAGGATGTTAGTTGATGAATATTTCAACACAAAGTTTTCAGCAAAATGTGATTATAGTTTAGTTCATTTTTCTTCGGAGAATGTTTTAATCAACATTATGAACCACACTTGTAAGAGCAGTTGGTGCGAAAGTAAAGAATGGTAGGAGGTATTCATTATGAGTTCATATAAAGATTTACAGGCTAAGATTTTTGAAAGAGATAATTATACTTGCAGATATTGCGGAAAGAGTAGCAAAGAATACAGGGCGTTGGTAATGGCACATATAAGAACAGCTTCAATGTGCGGTGACGATAGAGAAAGTAATTTAATTACATTGTGCAGACATTGTTACAATCACATTTCTAACAATGAGATTAGGGCAAAGTTTGAAACAAAAGAAAATGCTGATTATTTTTGGGGATTATACCACGAAAAAGTCAAAGGATATTGTTATTATACAAACTACATCAAAAAGGTATTTACTAAAAATGGCGTACTTATGACAAGACCGCAGATTGATAAATATGTCAGTATATTTGTTAAAAATGATGATGATTTTAACGCTTTCAAAGCAGAACTTCAAAATACAGGTTATAAGAATATGCCATCTAAAATGCGTAGTGATGTAAGAAAATATAATCGTCAAGTTGAAAATCAAAGTAAGGAGTGATTATTATGGCTATGGGCGTACACCCACTAAACAAAGATAAGTTTTATGAAGCAATTAACCTGTACATATCGGGGCAGGTTTCACAGGTAAAAGCGGCAAAAGTAGCAGGTTGTAGCGTGCCGACATTTAAGAAATACGCTAACAAGATTTATGGCGGCGAAGAATTACCGGATAATTTATGGGGGAAGAAGTGATATGTGTAAGTTTTGTGAAAACATTTATACATCAGATTATAAAAACCCCGATTACAAAGATTATATATACAAGAGAGAAGATGGCGTATTTATTCACTTTACAACAGGCGATAGTTTTATGGATTTTGATTATAAAATCAATTATTGCCCTATCTGCGGTAGAAAGTTGGTGTAGTAATGGCAGAACCTTTAAGTAAATTAGCAGAAAAATGTAAAAGTTGCCCTGAATCTGAAAAATGCGACCATAAAAGAATGGAGTTATGCGCTTTAGCGGATTTGCCACCACAAAATCTTGCAAGTGCTACACAAGATATTTTGATAGACAATATGTCGCCTATATTGAGGGAAGAAATAAAAAGCCCTTTAAGTCCATTTAGGTACAAAGACGAATTAGAAAAAGCACTAAATGATTTGCATTTTGGAAATATGTTTATGTATGGTGCTTAGAAAGTTGGTGGAATATGATTACGCAGAAAGATGTTCATAACAATATAGTTGTAAATGCAAGCGATTGGCAGAAAAGCTATTTGTCGTTTCAATGTGGTGGAAATGTTGAAAAAGATAAAGGAAGTTGAACAGACAATGGCTAATATGATTAACGGCATTAGCAAGGCACTTAAAAATAGTGGAACAGATTATTTGAATAAACTTGATTTGTAAGCGAGGGATTTTATGAAACACAAAAAAGAATGGCACACTTGCGACAGGTGCGGAAAAGAGATAATACCTAAAAGCTGGAAAGAAGTTAGATTTAAGCAAGTCGGATGTTGCGGAGATATAATTCCTGCTTTTGAAGATAATGATATGTGTCTTGAAATCAGGAATGTCCGTAGATATAAATTTTTAGAAAAAACATATGATTTATGCCCTAAGTGCAGGGAAGATTTTGAGAGGTTTATGAGGAATGAAAACATTGATTGTAGATGATTTAGACATTCCACCAAGCACTATTGCAAGTGCTATTGTCAATAGAGTCCCACTTAATGAAGATAAAAACTGCCACATTGAACATTGGAGTACCAGATGGAGAATTGAAAAGGATGGAAAACGTACTTGTCTGGAAGTTAAGAAATTAAGATAAACAATTACCGACTACAGATTGATTGTAGCTGCTGACCTTAGAAAGCTAAAGGCTGATAAAACATATAAAAGGAGATAGAACCTATGAAACAGTTATTTGTAAGTGTGCCAATGAAAGGCAGAACAAAGGAAGAAATCAAAGCAAGTATTCAGAAGATGAAAAAGATTGCTGAAATATACGAGGGCGAGGAATTAGAGCTTATCGACAGCTACATTGAGGATAACCCACCGAAAGACAGCAAAGAAGCTGTATGGTATTTAGGCGAGAGCCTTAAGAAGCTGGCACAGGCTGATGTATTCATTGGAATATGTGAGAGTTATGATTGGAACGGCTGTAGCATTGAAAGAGAAACAGCGGAAAAATATGGCATTAAAACATATATGATTCCAGCACGGTATGTAATTGATGATTATAATGCACTTTTGAATAGATTGCATCTGACTTGCTGTGATGCAATGCTGACATTCTAATAAAAATATTGCCGGCTACAGATTGGTTGTAGTCGCTACCCTAAAACAGTTATAGGCAGAGGTCTATAAGCACCTTTGCTGAAAAGTGGAGGTGCTTTTCTTGAATTCTGAATTAAATCAACTGATAGATGATTGCGAAAAATACATATCCCAAAATGGAATAGATGAAAATATCATAGAAACCTACTACAACGTGTGCCAGCTTGCCAAGAACGAGGGCGAAATTGACACAATGTTAAAATGTACGACTAGGGCAAAAGAACTCATAGAAAAGGCTTGTATGCGTGATATAGGGCTATCTATGTGGGAGATAGAGAAGTTTGTCTTTGACAATAAAAGTTCCTTTGATTTGCTTGATAAATACTATGATGTATTACTGCTTGAAGCCCAAAGCAAAATAGTAGATAGTGCATTTATGTATCTTGAAAAGAAAAGAGAACCTAAAGAGCGCTTCTATATGCCACGCCGCAAACAATTCTTAAGAATGGGGCTAATAGAAGCTTTGCAGGGTATGATTGATGATAAATACGATATATTGTGCGTATCATTGATACCTGGAGCAGGAAAGACAACTATCGAAAAGATGTTTAACGCTTTAGTAGCTGGCTGGTTTCCTAATGATTTTTGCCTTTTTTACTCCCATTCTGGCGACATTACACGAATGTACTATGATGGCGTATACGATATTGTTACAAATGCTGATGAATATGCGTGGAACGAAATCTTTCCTAATTTGACAGTTACAAGCACTAACGCAAAGTTAGAACAATTTAATATAGGCAAATATAAACCATTTCCAAGCGTACAATGCACATCTGTAGGAAGTAAAAATGCCGGTAAAGTTCGTGCAAGTAAATTTTTGCTTGTAGATGATATGATAGGTGGCATTGAAGAAGCACTTAACCCTATGGTACTTGATAAGCTGTGGGATAAATATGCGGTAGATGCTAGGCAAAGAAAAATCCAAGATACGGACGGACACAATTGTAAAGAAATACACATTGCTACGCGTTGGAGTGTGCATGATGTTATCGGAAGAATACAGAATATGTACGCAGGAAACAAAAGAGTTAAGACTATTGCCGTACCAGATGTAGACCCAGCGACAGGGGAAAGTAATTTTGATTATGAGTATGGCGGTTTTACGAAAGAGTTTTTTGCAGACCAACAATTACTCATGGACGAAATCTCTTACCGATGTTTGTATAAACAGGAGCCTATTGAACGTGAGGGATTACTATTCCCGGATGATAAAATCCGCAGATACCTTAATCTGCCACACGGAGAACCAGAAATTATCACAGCTCAATGTGATACAAAAGGTAAAGGTACGGATTATTTTGTACTACCGGTATTGCAAAAATATGGAGAAGATTATTACTGCATTGATTGCGTATGCGATAACACGGCAGATTATGAAGAACAATATAGAAATGCTGCAGGTGTGCTTGTAAATAATAAAGTGCAAGAGTGTGAGTTTGAGCGTAACGCCGGCGGCGACAGAGTGGCTATGGAAGTTAATAAGCGAGTTGAGAGTGTAGGTTGGATATGTAACATTACTGATACACCAACTGAAACAAATAAGGAAGCAAGGATATTCCAATGTTCCAACTGGATATTACAACATATTATTTTCAAAGACCAATCGCTCTATAAGCCTAATGAGCCATACGGAGTGATGATGTCACTATTAAAGCAATATTCAGTATCAGGTAAGAAACAACTAGACGATGTTCCAGATGTTTTCTCAAACTTTGCACTAAGAATGACACAAGGTAATAGAACAGCTAAAGTTGAAGCTGCTATAAATCCATTTAGGAGGTATTGACATTATGGTAACAAAGGAAGTTTTATCACAGTATTGCGACTTACAGGAAGAAGTAAAAGAAGTAAGACTAAAGATAGAACGACTTGAAAAAGATATAAGTAAAATTGAAGCTGGAGAAATGGTTATAGATTCTGTTAGCGGCGGCGATGGTGGTAAACAGCATTTCAAGATTGAAGGCATACCCTTTCCAGAGTACAGCAGAAAGAAAACGCTCCTTTATGCCAGAAAAGCCACATTGCAGTTGCTTGAAGATGATTTATTAGAGAAAACTAACGAGGTTGAGCAATTTATAGCAAACGTTGACGATAGCAGGATGAGAAGAATAATCAATCTTAGATTTTTAGAAAATAAGACTTGGATTCAGATAGCACATATCATAGGTGGCAACACAGAAAGCAGCGTAAAAATGGCTTTTCAAAGATTTATTGAAAAAAATTAAAAGATGTTACGATTGTGACGAAAAAATTATGTATTATTACAATGAGCAAAGCAAATTTCATAAACATGTATAATCCTTATCGAAAAGCATCGCCATTTAATTATGACGGTGCTTTTACTATGTAACGAGGTAACAATATGATTTTTTATACAAACAAAGACAAGTCAATTATGTGTCCGAACTGCCACAAGTTTTTGACTAAGGCAGACAGCAAAGACCCAAGAACACATAAGCTGGCGTGCAAACACTGCCATAAATGGATATGGTATGTGCCTAACGATGATGATAATTTTCAGATTAAAGAAATACCGGACAGCAGAAGTTCAAGCGGTATGACATTTTATTAGGAGCAAGATATGAACACAATGTATTTTCAAGACCTTGTTAGAGGCTGTTATGGTAGAAAAATTGCACACACGAATGTAGATACAATAACTGCTAACAATGTTGTTAAGGTTATTGGAAGTACTATAGGCGTATTTAATTGGAATAAGCCAGTTATTAAGTATCTGTGGCATTACTACAAGGGCGACCAACCAATATTGTACAGGCATAAGCTAACCAACGAAGATATTACAAACAAGATTGTTGAGAACCACGCATACGAAATTGTTCAGTTTAAGGTAGGACAAACATATGGCGAGCCAATCCAGTTTATTAGCCGTAAAGATGATGAAGCTATCAATAAGGCAGTTGACATACTTAATGATTTTATGGCGGATGCCAATAAGCAGGAGAAAGATATTAAAGCTGGAGAGTGGCAGTCGGCAACAGGAACATCATTCAAAGCGGTTCAGCCTAAAAATGGAGATGTACCATTCAGAATTGTAGCACCTACGCCAATGAATACTTACGTTGTTTACAATGAAAGCACAGAAGAACCTGTGCTTGTTGTGCAAGAACTTAAAGACGAGGATGGAAACTGGTATAAAATGGCATTTTCCGACACTATGTCTTTTAGAATTGTTGACAGCAAAGTAGTTGAAAAGAAACTACATACATATGGTGAAATCCCTATTGTAGAGTTTCCTAATAACCACGAAAGAATATCCGATATTGAGCTTGTTATAGGTATGCTGGATGCTATTAATAATATGCAGTCTAACAGAATGGATAGTATACAGCAGTTTGTTGAGTACTGGGTTAAGTTTGTTAATTGTGAAGTTGACACAGAAACATTTGAAAAAATGAAAATGAACCACGCCCTTACAGTTAAATCTATCAATAAAGGCAACAAGTCAGATGTTGAGATTATGACACAGGAGCTTAATCAGACACAATGTCAAGTTGCCAAGGAAGATTTATGGGATAACACATTATCTATATTAGCCATACCAACAAAGCAAAGTAATACCGGCGGCGATACGCAAGGGGCGGTTCAATTGAGAAACGGATGGGACTTCTCTAAAACAAGAGCAAAGTTGAAAGACCCTATTGTTAAATCGTGTGAAAAGCGATTAGCGATAGTTACCCTTAACATACTAAGACTTGCAGGAGAAGATTTAAAACTATCGGTTAGAGATTTTGATGTGCAGATAAATCACAGCCCACAGGACAATATGTATACCAAGGCACAGACGTTACTTTTACTTTTACAAGCTGGTATACATCCACTTATAGCAATTAAGACAGTTGGTTTATGGGGCGATTCTGAAAAAACATATGTATTATCTAAGCCATATTTGGATAATCTATACAAAACTATTAAAGATGTAGAAGAACAAGAAAAGAAAGCACAAGAGATAGTTAATCAACTTAATAATCAGCAAAATAAGGCAGTTATCGAATAATCGGTAGCTGCTTTTATTTTATACATTTTGCAGCTATGCGGTAAATAGCAGAAGACACAGCAGGAGCGACCTGCGGTAACAAAAGCGTGTGTTTAACGGAGGTAATTATGACAAGAGAAGATGTATTAAAACTTTTCCCAGAGGCAACAGATGAACAGATTACAAATCTTCTTAATCAGAACAATTCAGAAGTTGCAAAGGAAAAGAACAAGGTAAGCCAGTACAAGGCTAAAGCAGACACAGCAGACGACTTACAGAAGCGGCTTGATGAAATACAGGCTGGCAATCTGACAGAGCTTGAAAAGGCAAATAAAGCCTTAGAGACAGCTAATCAGCAGATAGCCGATTTACAGAAATCTAACGCTATCAGAGACCAGAGGGAAGCAGCTATGACTAATTTTAAGATTACTGCTGAACAGGCAAAGACAGTTGTTAAAGACGATGGAAGCCTTGATTACACCGAACTTGGCAAGATTATGTCCGAGAAAGAAACAGCTGCGGCACAGGCTAAGGAACAGGAGATTGCTAAAAATCAGGATATTCCAGGCGGTGGCAGTAATAAAGGTGGTGCAGACAATAAGACAAATGCTGAAAAGATAGCAGAAAGCCTTATATCTAATGCACCTAAGAACAATGACGTTTTATCACATTACATTCAGTAATAACAGGAGGTAAGAAATGACAAAGGAAATGAATATGCAGTATGAAAAGACTTCATACGCAGGAGATGTTCAGATTTTAAAGAGAGAGCCTAACGAAGCAATCCCATTAACACTTGATTTTTCAGCGGTAACAGAAAAGGATGCGAATGGAAAGAAGATTGTAAAGGCTGGTACACCAGTAAACAAGTCAGGTGTGGCTGATAATACAGCAACAGCAATCGGAATCTTAAGATTTGATGTAACAGAAGACAGACCACAGGGAGTAGCACTTAAAAAGGCATATCTTAATACAAAGGTAGCGGAAGCACATTCCGGCGTTACATATGACGCAGCAGTTAAGACAGCTCTTCCAATGATTGTATTTGAATAATAACAGGAGGTAAATAGATGTTAATTAATGAAGTATTAGACAGTAAGTCTATCGCATTATCGGCAACAGAAAACGCTAGTAATCAGATACCTTATCTTGGCTTACAGTGGTTTCCAGAAAGAAAGAAACAGGGGCTTGATTTAAGCTGGATTAAGACACATAAGGGCTTGCCGGTATCACTTGCACCATCTAACTTTGACACAATCCCAACACTTAGAGCTAGAGAGGGATTAAGCAAGGAAAAAACACAGATGGCATTTTTCCGTGAGGGAATGACAGTTGGCGAAGAGGAAATGCTTGAAATCGAGCGTATTCAGTCAGCAGACGACCCTTACCTTGCGAGTGCTTTATCAAGCGTATATGACGATACTAATAACCTTGTAAGCGGTGCAGAAGTTGTACCGGAGCGTATGAGAATGTCGCTTCTTTCTACAAATGCAGGTCATCCGGTAATTGCCATCGTAAGTGATGGCGTTCAGTACGCTTACGATTATGACAAGGATGGTTCATACGCAAAAGACCATTACGCAAAGTTATCCGGCACAAGTATGTGGAGCGATACAACCAACTCAAAGCCACTTACAGACCTTAACAATGCAAGAAAGAAGTTACAGAAGCAAGGCAAGATTGCTAAATATGTGCTTATGAATAGCAATACATTCCAGTATTTGCTTGATAATGCACAGATAAGAAACTCAATACTCGCACAGAACCTTACAGCAACTATCGAGGTTGATGATGATACTGTTGTTTCAGTAGTGCAGAAGAGAACAAAGCTCACTATCGTACTTTACGATAAGATGTACATTGATGATGATGGCAAGGAACAGTATTTCTATCCAGATAACAAGGTTACACTTCTTCCAGCTGGCAATCTTGGTAGCACTTGGTTCGGCACTACACCAGAAGAAAGAACTGCAAGACAGCTACCTAATGTTGATGTAACAACATATGGTGTAGGTATTACAGTTGCTACAAAGACAGAGTACGGACCACCTATGAAGATGTCAACATTTGCTTCCGAAGTTGTTCTTCCATCATATGAAAATATGGATAGCACATTCGTATATGAGGTTCATAGCGAAGAGTAGGGGGTGCAACTATGAAATATCCATATATAGTGATTCATAACGGCAAATGGTATAACGCAGGCGAAGAAGTTCCCGAAGAGGGGGCTTCTTTTGATTATAGCAAGACAACCATTAATCGTATGTCTACATCTGATTTGCAGGTTTTTGCCACAGAACAAGGTATAGACAACGCAGAAGAGCTTACAGGAGCAGAGTTAAAGAAGTTGTTAATTGAGAAATTAGGATTATAGGAGCTGAAATTATGGAATACACCGCATTGGAGCAAGTTAAAATCAGACTTAAACAATTTCATATTGATACAGTCACAAATGATGATGAAACAACATCTGATGTGGTAGTGTTCGATAACAAAGAAGATAATCCAGTAATCGAACAGCTTATCAAGCAGGCTACAGAAGATGTAAAGGCAAGAAGAAATTACCCTGACAGCTACACAGATGAAATGATAACCGAGGACTTGGAGAAATTTGAGAGCGTTATTGTTAATCTGGCTGTCTATGACCATTCGCAGGCAGGCGAAGCGTTTATGGCAAGCTACAATGAGAATGGTGTCAACAGAACTTGGAGAGATAGAGGTAGCTTATTTGTCGGGGTATTTCCGTTTGCTAAGGTTTTGTAGAAGATTGTGCGTTACCAATATGGTAGCAGGCGGCACACATTAAGGGGCGGTGGGCAGTGTGCCTATTAATTTTGCAGGAGATATAAAATGAAAGAAATTTTATTACAGACTTACACCATAGCATTACCAATATTGCTTGGTTATATAGTTTGGCTTCTGAAGCAACAGAAAAAAGGCAAAGACGCCAATAGCAAAGGCACAATGTTGCTTTTGCGAGTACAACTTATCGAATATCACGATAAGTATATGAAAATAGGTGAAATACCATCTTATGCCTATGACAATTTTGTCGAGATGTATAACGCATATCACGCTTTAGGCGGTAATGGGATGGTAACTAAGATGTATAACGAAATACAGGAAATTCACTTAAAGAATGGAGGTAAAGACTAATGGAAATTATGCAGGTATTAATCACAAATATGACAATCGTGTTAGCAATCATTGGGGCGTTAGCTTTTATGGTGTCTGTAATTACACAGGTAATTAAGGACATTGGAGTATTCAATAAAGTGCCTACAGATATTGTAGTATTTGTCCTGTCAATCGGTATTACTGTAGCGGCGTTTGTTGCCTATATGCAGTATATTCAGATGACAATACTGTGGTATATGATTCTTGCGGCAATTATGGCAGGATTTGTTGTAGCATTTGTTTCAATGTATGGATGGGAAAAGCTGTCTGAATTATGGAAGCGATTTGGTAAGGATGTGAAGTAATATGCTTGACATTAATAAGCAGGCTATGAAGTATTCACTTCAAGGGCAGACAGTAACTATTTATGAAAGAGACGATGACGGCAATATCCTTTATGAGGGATATACCGATACAGAGGGTAACTTCATTCCTTATCTTGATGATGAGGGAAATAAGATACCTAAAGTTCTTGAAGAGAAAACGGGCTTTTCAGAGCCGGTCGATTTCAAAGCCAACATATCATTCAGCGGCGGAGAAGCACAAAGCAAAGAATACGGCTTTGATACGGCTGATTTTGACGCTATTTTGCTGACAGATAGGGATACATTACCTATTCAAAAAGGCGACCTTATATGGCTTAATAGCAAGCCTACATACACATCTGACAGTCTTGTTGATGAAACATCAGCAGACTTCACGATTGTAGGCATTAAGCCAGCATTATATTCAACTAAGTATATGCTTAAAGCAGTTGTAAAGTAGGTGCATTATGGAAAACACAACAATTAATATTTTAGGAACAGAATATGCTATTGAACTAAGAACGCTTAACAATGAAGATGTTGACGGCTTTTGTGATAATACATCAAAGTTAATAGTAATTCGTTCTGATAACTATAATGAAGTAGGTAATTTTGTAGAATTGCAAAAGAAACAATTAAGACACGAAATAATACACGCCTTTCTATCTGAAAGCGGATTACAGTGCAATTGGCAGCATATAGAACAATTTGGACACGATGAAACAACTATTGATTGGTTTGCAATTCAATCACCTAAAATATTTAAAGTTTTTGTGGACTTAAAATTACTCTAAGGCGGTGTAATATGGCAAGACATACAATTGATATATCCTTGTCTGAAAAGTCTGTAAATGAAGCTATCAGACAGCTACAACAGTATAAACAGAGTTTACAGTATAAATGTGAACTGCTTGTTGGACGATTAGCAGAATTAGGCGACAAAGCAGCAATTATGAGTGTTAATGAAAGTCCATTAGGTAGGACAGTAACATTGAGAGTTGACAGAAAGCCTATTCAAGATGGCTACCAAGCTATTTTAATTGCTACCGGTAAAACTGTTGAGGTAGAAGATAGAGAGCCATTTTACACACTATTAGCAATTGAATTCGGTGCAGGTGTTTATTACAACAGTGGCAATGAAAATCCAAAGGCTAATGATTTTGGCTTGGGCGTAGGAACATATCCAGGGCAAATCCACGCTTTTGAAGATGGCTGGTACTACTTAGGCAATGATAATCAATGGCACTATACACACGGCGTTAAAGCTACAATGCCTATGTACAACGCCACGATGGAGATTATTAATCAGTATAAGCAGATAGCAAGAGAGGTGTTTAGTTAATGGCGAATGCAAACGATTGGGCGATAGACCTCGAGAATACAGTCACAGCACTTGTCAAGGCTAAAACCCTAACGCAACTAAAGAAAACATATCCAAAGATAGCCATAACTAATGAGGGGGAAAACAGCGGTCAAGCAGTATTCCCGACAGTATACATTCATTTACTGCCAGCAGTTGAACAAGGACAAACACTTGACGGACAGACAATTAACGCATTGTTAGCAACATTTCAAGTAGATGTTACCGCTAACACAAGCAAATCTGACTGTCGCAAGGTTATGGCGATAATTACAGATACATTTAAGACAATGAGATTTCAAGGTAACGCAATGCCGGAATTTTCAATTAATAACAAAGTACATAAGAGTACCGCACGATTTAGGCGGTTAATCGGAGCAAATGACAGATTATTGTAACAAAGAGCAGAGATGCTCTTATTTTTTTGCAAATTTTTAGGAGGTAAGAAGATATGGCAGATACAGTAGCAGGATTAAGCGCACTGGGAATCACGTTTAGTTATGGAGTTGAAACTACAGCAGGTACTAAACCAACAGCGTTTAAACTTCTTCATAGAATTAATTCTATTGATGAGATTACAGTAACCCCAGAGGCTATAGATGCATCAGCACTTGAAGATTTACAGACAAGAAACATTGCAGGCAGAGATACAGTTACAGATACAGTTGCGGTAACAGTTAATAAGACAGAAGCTACAATCAAAGAGTGGAAAGACCTTATTACAGAATATAAAACTTTAACTGGCGGTAAGAGAATGTGGTTTCAGGAAATTACTCCGGGCATAACAGACGCGGAGTTCTTTGTTGCACAGCCGCCTTCAAAGTTGCCAATTACAGGCAAGGAGCAAAATTCACTTCTTACAATGGCTATCAACCTTATTATTGAGGATATGGTAGGAACAGATACAGCAGTAACCCCAACATCGGGGGAATGATAAGCCAATCGATTGAATCAAAGGCTGTGTCGATTGGTGGCACAAACGCCAAAACAGCCGACTATACATCATATCTTGATGATGTAACGGAATAATTATTTTAAAAGGTAGGTGCGGTGTAAAATCCGCACCTTTCCCTATATGGACGATGGGAAAGGGTAAAAATTATGATGAATATTAATGTAAATGGAAAAGAATACAAAGTTGAGTTTAGCTTTGGTGCAGCAGAATGCAAGGAAATTGTGCAGAAAATGTTTTCTGTCGTTAATGGTTCTTACTTACTTGCACAGACAGATAAGAGTGTTGCACAGGCTTCCTTTGATGGATTGGCAAATATGACAGCAGATGTGCCAGAGATTTGCATTTTAGCCATTTATGCAGGCTGTATTGACAATAACCCAGTAACTATGGATGAAGCAAAGGAACTCACTAGAGCATATATTACAGAGAAGAGAAAGACAGATAAGAGTTATGGATATAGAACATTGTTTGAAGAAATCAAGAAAGCGATGGAAGATGATGGTTTTTTCGAGTTGAGCGGAATAACAGCGATGTTAGAGGAAATGGCGAACAATGTGGAAGAAGCGACACAGGAGCAGAAGAAGCCGACAGTAGTTCCACAAGACCACAAGAAAAAGCAGACTTCCACAAAATAATCTGGGAAGAATACTTTGTTTTAGCCAGTTCACTAGGCGTTAGTTATTCAGACTTTCTTAAAATGACACCTAAAAAGCTATGGGCTGTTGTAGAGGGTAAGAAACTTGAAAGGCAACGAATGGATTCAGATATATGGCTTGCGATAGGTAGTTACATACTCCCAGCAATCAAGATAGGTGTTAGAAGTGGTGCTTGGGGTAAAGGCGAGCTTGAATACCCGGACAAGCCTATTTATAGAGATATTAACAAAAAAGAGAACAGCAAAGATGAAATACAAAGAAAGAGAGAAGAGTTTGTTTTGAATATGAAAATACGAAAAGCAAACTGGGATTTAACACACCCTAAAAATGATAAGCCGGAGGTATAAGCGTGGAATTAGATTCATTAGAAGTCAAAATTACCGGTACTGCCACTAAAGCTATCAATTCTGTTGACAAACTGATAAATCAGCTTACAAGGCTGTCAACATCACTTGCGACTGTTAATGGTCCATCACTTAGTAGCCTTGCAAGTGGCGTTAGTCAGTTAGGTTCTGCTATGCAGAATATGAACGCAGGAACAGCAGATTTTACAAGGCTTGCTAAGAACATCACAAAGATAGGTTCTGTTGATTCAGTTGCACTAACTAACACAGCTACATCACTTCAAGCTGTCACAAGGGCAGTTGCAAGCATATCAGCTATTCCGCAAAATGCAACACAGGTCACAGAATTTGCAAAGTCACTTGGTAAGCTAGGCAGTAAGAGTATAGAAAATGCCGTTGTAAACATTCCAAAGCTAGGCAATGCTTTAAATGGCTTAATGACAACGCTATCAAGAGCACCAACAGTAAGTCAAAATGTTATTCAAATGACTAACGCATTGGCTAATCTTGCTAGTCAAGGTAGCAAGGTGGGTACTTCTTCAAACTCACTTCAAAAGTCGCTGTATGGCGTTTCTACAAGTGCTAGGACAGCAACTAAAAGCAGTTGGAACTTGGCAAGTGCAATAGGCAAGTTTTATGCCACTTATTTTATGGTAATTCGTGGCAGTAAGAAACTTATAGAAGCTATCAAGTCAACAACAGATTACATTGAAGCTTTCAACTATCAAGCGGTTGCGTTTGGCAAGATTGGTTCGGAATGGGATAAGGATTACGAAAAGTACGGATATGATAATGCTACGGCATATGCAGAAAGTTTTCAAAGCAGAGTAAATGATACTCTTGGAAAGCTATCTGGCTTAAAAGTTAATGTTCAAGGTGGTTTGCTTGAAGAAAGCGGAGCAAAGAACTTAGGACTTAACATACAAGAGATAACGCAGTACGCTTCACAGTTAGCTTCTGTCACTAACTCATTAGGGCAGACAGGTGAAGCAACAACAGCAATAACAAAGTCAATGACAATGCTTGCAGGCGATATAAGCTCACTTTTCAATGTGGACTATTCAACAGTAGCACAGAACTTACAAAGCGGTTTAATCGGGCAATCAAGGGCATTGTACAAATATGGTATTGATATTACCAATGCTACATTAGCGACGTATGCTTACAACTTAGGCATTTCTAAGTCGGTGTCTGAAATGACACAGATGGAAAAACAACAGTTAAGAGTGTTAGCAATATTAGACCAAAGTAAAGTATCTTGGGGCGATTTAGCTAATACGATTAATAGCCCATCAAATATGTTACGCCAGTTCAGCAACAATATGAAAGAGGTAGGAATGGTAGCAGGACAGCTATTTATCCCAATTCTTTCAAAGGTTATGCCAATAGTAAACGGAGTAGCTATTGCAATCAAAAGATTATTAGTCAGCCTTGCTTCTTTAATGGGCGTTAAGATTGACTTTGAGAGCTTCGGACAAAGTGGCTATAAAGACACATCAGACGGCTTAGAAGATATTTCAGATGGCTACCAAGATGTAGCGGATTCAGCAAAGAAAGCTACTCTATCCCTTATGGGATTTGATGAAATAAATAAATTACAAGACGATACAAGCTCAAGCAAGGGTTCAAGTGGTGGCGGCGGTAGCAGTATTGACTTAACAGATGATATTACTAAGGCGGCGGCTGATTATGAAGCGGCTTGGAATAAAGCGTTTGCAAATATGGAAAATTCGGCTGTTGCGTGGGCTGATAGGATTGATAAGGCACTTGAGCCTGTTAAAAAGATTTTCCAAGATTTTGCGATTGGCGACTTTAAAATGGCAGGCAAAGATACTTCTGAACTTGTCGCAGGGATATTTAATTGGTTTGCAGATGCAATAGATAGAGTACCTTGGTTTGTAATTGGCCAGAAAATGGGAGACTATCTTGCAGGCATTGAGTGGACTAAGGTATTTAAGGCGGCAGGAAGAGTAATCGTTCAAGGTTTAAAAGGTGCTATTGAATTGTATTTTGGTATGCTAACAAGTGCACCGATTGAAACAGCATTAATTTCTCTTATTGCTATACCTAAGCTTATGAAAGCTATAGGCGGTTCAAGCGTAGTTACAAGCATAACTAAAGGCTATAAAACACTTAACACTTTAAGCATTACCGCAGAAGATACAGCCAAGGCTATGATTGCGGCTAAGAATGGAAATACTGCGGCGGCATCCGCACTGACATTTCTACATCCTAAAATCGCAAAAGCAACTACAGCTTTTCGGGATTTTGGAAAAACTGTTAAGGATAAAGGATTATTTACTACACTTGACAGTGGAATAACAAGTGTTAGAAACAATATGACACTATTCCAAAAAGCATTACTTGGCGGTATTTCGGCTTTTGCGGAGTTTAAATTAATAAAAAGCGGCTTTGATGATATAAAGCAAGGAAGTGACAACCTTATAGCTTCAATAGCCAAAATAGCAGGCGGTGCGGCTATAGGTGCGGCAGGGTTATATACAGCTTTCGGACCGGCAGGGTTGGCTATGGCTGGAATAACAGCATTGGTGGCAGGAATAATGTCTATCAATAGCAATATGGATTTAACGTCAACAGCAGTTACGAAATATTGTGATGAATACGCAAATGTTCGTGATGAAGTCGATAAAACAACAAAAGAAATATCAAGCTCTTTAGATGCTATTGAAAAAGGGTGGAAGAATACATCAACCTACGATGACATAGATGCTCTTAAGACAAAATATTTTGAATTGGCGGAGCAAACAAACTTAACCGCGGAACAGCAAGAATTGCTTAAGGATATGGCACAGGAACTTGTTGAAAAAGTTCCAGAATTAAGCGGAGTTATAGATACACAAACAGGGTATTATACAGGACAAAAAGAAGAAATTGAAAAACTTATAGATAAAAAGAAAGAGGAATACAGGCTTGAAGCTTTAAGGGAAGATTATATTCAGCTTGTAAAAGATGAATATAAAGCTAAGAAAAATCTTAAAGAAATGGAAGATACCCTTGCAGATAGCAAACAAAGACTTAAAGATAAGCAAGATGAAATGACAAGGGCATTACAAGGTACGCAAGGTGTTGCGGAAGAATTAGATACCACTGGCGTTGGTGCGGCAGTTGACCTTGAATATCAAGTAAGAGAACTTGAAAAAGCTGTACAAGACAATGAAAATAAAGTTAATGAAGCTAAAGATAATTGGCAACGTGCTAGTGACGATATGGAGTTTTGCTGGGGTGAGTTAAAAGATACAGCAGTTGGAACATCAGAGGAGACGAAGCAGAAAGTATCAAATGCCTATGAAGAAGCTAAAAATGCGGTTATTGATAAAATTAACAGTATAGGCTCAAATACAGAAAATGTATTCTCACGAATGGGAAGTGTCGGTGCTAATGCAGGTTCGTCATTAACAAATAATTTTGCTAATAATATTAGTGATATACCATATAGAGCCAGAAGCGCATTTAATGCTATTATGGATAGAGTTAATGCAGGCGATATAGGCTATGATACCGGTACAGAACTTATGAACTCATTGGCAGATACCATTGATAATAATTCTTGGCGAATTCGCAGAGCTTTAAGTAACTCATTTGAAAGCAATTTTAGCGGTGAAATACTTGATAGTGAGGGAAATGTATCAAGAAGTGCATTTCAGATAAGAATACCTAGAGCATACGCAACAGGCGGTTTTCCAGAGGACGGACTTTTCTTTGCTAACCATAATGAAATGATTGGCAAATTCAGCAATGGTAAGACAGCAGTTGCAAACAACGACCAGATAACACAAGGCATTAAGCAAGCTGTTATTGAGGGTATGTCAGAGGTATTTGCTAATGCAAATGTAGGACAACAAAACGGAAGCATTGTTGTACAGATTGACGGGCAGGAAGTGTTCAGAACAACACAGAGATATGCCAATCAGTATACAGCTATGACAGGACAGCCGGCGTTTAACATTTAATTGAATAATTCAATCCATTGTGATATACTTTAAGCACTATAAAAGCACAGGGGTGTATTACAATGGATAAAAAAGATAACAAAAAGAAGCCACAGGAGATAGTGGTTGCAGTATTGGCAGGAATAGTATTTGTTACAGCGTTATTTATTATTAATAATATAACTGAAAGCGATAATAAAACAATAGCAAATACACAGCCTGCAACTACAACACAAAAAGCTACTGAAAAGACCACGGCGGCTACAATACAAAAGACAACACAAGATACATATGATAAGCTGACAAAATATAAGGCAGGCACTTACAAAGTAGGTAAAGATATTCCAAACGGCGATTACTATTTGCAATCATTAACAAGCAAAGGTTCGGCTTATTTTGGCGTATATGCAGACAGCAATAAAACCAAAATAAAGTTTAATGAAAATTTCAAAGGCAATATGTTGATAAGTGTAGAAGATGGAGAATATCTTGAACTAAACAAGTGCAATGCGATACCTCTTTTAGAATTCAGACAGTATTACACAACCAAAACTACTCTTGATAATTGTATGTTAGAGGTTGGAATTGACATAGAACCAGGAGAATATAAACTGATAGCCACATCATCAAGAGGATATTATTGTATCTATGATGATTTAAGGCAAAGCCACATTGTAAGCAATGATAACTTTGACAATCAGACGTATTGCACAGTTCAAAAAGGACAGTTTTTAATACTTAATAATTGCAAAATAGATAAATAAAAAACAGAACAAGTTGAATAGACCTGTTCTGATTAGCACATATGAGTACATATAAGTTGCTCACGTCAATAATAACAAATAAATAGCAAAATGACAAGGACATTTCGCTTAATTGTGAGGTGTCCTTTTTGTGTGCTTGGAAAGTGAGGTTTTACTATGAATTTTATACAATACATAAAGCAAGCGTGGAAAGCTGGCACTAGCGGCGGCACTCCAATAAGCCCAGATAGACTTAACCATATGGAAGATGGAATTAAGAGTAATAATGATATGATAAGTGAACTAAACAGCAATATAGCTAATAGTGACATTGAGGGAATATTTAATTACCTAGGTCTTGAATTAATCATATACCACAAATTGGGCATATGTTACCTGCATTCCAGCGGCAGATTAACTCAAGCATTTCCAAAAGAATGGACCACAATTGGTGAAATAAGCAATATAAATTACAAAGGTTATGGACACTTAACCGCTAATGCTAGTGGAAAAATAATAAAATTTGCATATATAAATGGAACTCTAAGTGCATATGCACCAAGTTCAACAAATGCGATTGAATATGTACAAGACAGTTGCGTACTTATCTGAATTAACTATTTACCAATTTTTAATTATTAAACTTTAGGGTAATCAGAAAAAAATAAATTATAAAGCTGTACACAATAAAATTTCCACATAGCCATTAAAGTATGTGTTACTACCTGCCCACCCACCAACTTGGCATATATGTCCATCTGATATACCAACCATTGTGTAAGTAATACCAGCATTTCTTCCTAAGTGTTGCCCACATATACCTATTGCTTTATAGCCGGTAGGTAGCGTGAATTCCTTTTCTATTAGGAACGGCTTGTTAGCTTCAATTACTGCATTATCGTAACTAACCTTGATTACTTTAAATAAATTATAAGAATTGCTGTTTAGCTTGCTTATCATATCGTTATTATTCTTAATTCCGTCTTCCATATGGTTAAGTCTGTCTGGGCTTATTGAAGTAAATATATAGAAAAGAGGTGATTGAATGATAAGCGCTGTAATTATCGAGGGAGTAACATTCCCAGTAGCATATAACGGCTACACATACAGCAGAAATAAGATATGGTCTAAGAACACAGGAAGAAACGATTATGGAGAAATGGTAGGCACAATCGTGGCTATTAAAGACAAAGTAGAACTGCAATTACCGCCACTTACAGGCGAACAGGCATTGTTACTTGATAATGTGATTAGTGATGAAAATAACCCATTCCCGACAGCACAAGTCCTATTCTTAGGCGGTACACAAAAGGAAATGACAATATACACAGGAGATGTGACATATCCGTATCTCACAAGAGCAAAGAATGAGGATGGATTAATAGTCGGAGCAAAATTAAGTTTAATTCAGAAATAAGGAGATTAACTATGAAAATAACAGGAAATGAAGTTTTAGCACATTATGAAGCACTTGCAAGTGTAGCACAGCTTAAAATGGGTGGCAGATTAGCAGTTGCCATTATGTCTAATATTAAGGCATTAGAGCCACACTTTAAAGCGGTAGTAGAAACGATAGAAAAGATACGCGAGGAAAATAAAGATAACAACGATAAGATAAAATCAGAACTTGAAGAACTAGGAGAACAGGAAATAGAAGTATCTGAATACACAAAAGTTGATATAAGTGCATTTGATAGTTGCGAAGCCATTGAGCCAGCTAAGATTATCGCACTTAGCTTTATGATTAACAATTAATCAGCAGAAAGGAGCAACCTAATGAAAAATATTAATTGGGGTGCGGATTTCAATTTGCTGTATGCAAGATATTACAGCAAATATTTAGTTGACGGAAAAGAATACAATCAGACACTTAATGAGTTTAAGTACAGCAACATAATCAATCCGAACAATAGCATTTCCATAGGTAACACTTGCAGTAGTAGTGTTACCTTTTCTATTTATAATCCAGAAATCACGCTTGAAAATAAGGATATAACCATTTTTGAGGGTGTTAAGGGCGATAGCGGCATTGAGTATGTACAGATAGGCATATTTACTGTAACTAAAGAAGAAAGTAACGGCGAATACACTAAGTACACAGCTTATGACAAGATGTACAAAGCTGAAAAAGGTTATTTTTCAGCTTTGACTTATCCTAGTACGGATAAGGCTATTTTAGAGGAAATCTGTACAAAGTTAGGCATACAGTTAGCGACTAGCATAACAAACACACATACAATCATAGATAAGCCGCAAGGCTATACAATGCGTGAAATGATAGGTTATATGGCTATGCTACAAGGTGGAAATGCGGCTATTAATTCTGACGGAAACCTTGAAATAAAGTGGTACAAAGATAGCGGTTATGTGCTTGACGGACATCAATACTATCAGCAAGGGGTTACTTTTACCACTAGCAAAGATTTTACGATAAGAAAGTTGACTTGTAACAATACAAAGTCTGGTGATAAGGAAACTAGCACAATCACTAGCGGCAGTGGTACAACTGGACTTAGCTTTGCTAATCCATTTATGACACAAGCTAACTTAAATGAGATTTATAAAAAGATAGGCGGCTTTCAGTTTAGACCGCTTACAGTTAAGTTTGTCGGCGACTGGCGGCTTGAAGTAGGCGACATTATAACTGTTAATAAGGGCGGCGTTGATTACAAAGTGCCTATAATGCAGATTACGCACGAATGCGACGGCGGACTTATGGATACTGTTACATCTATAGGTCAATCTGACACAGAAAACAGCAATATAGCCGCTGGACCGATAACAAAGCAAATGGAACGATACTACGCTGATTTAGTCTTAATCAACAAGGCAGTTATTGAAAATGCTGATATAACTAGTGCTAATATTGAGAGTTTAAAAGCACATCAAGCGTATATCGACCAATTAAAGGCTAATAAGATTGAAACTATTACAGCAAATATTGTTAATTTGACGGCAAGTAAAGCTACAATTAATGAAGCTAATATTGCTAAGTTACAAGCAGATTATGCACAGGTAGGCGTGTTAAACGCAGATGTGGCAAACATCAAAGTCTTAATGTTTGGTTCAGCGACAGGTAAAAGTTTAACAACAGAATTCGCCAATGCAGTCGTAAGTGTTATTGGCAATGCACAGATTAAGGATGCTATGATTGACAGCATAGCCGCAAGCAAGATTACAGCACTTGACCTTAATACCACCAAATTTAAGGTTCATAGCGAAAATGGAATGTCTTATTGGCAAGATAACACAATTATCATTAAAGATACTGACAGAATAAGAGTTCAAATAGGTAAAGATGCTAATTCAGACTACAATATGTATGTTTGGGATAAATCTGGCAATCTTATGTTTGATGCCTTAGGACTTACCGAAAAAGGCGTCACAAGGAAAGTTGTTCGTGATGATGTTGTTCAAGATAATGCTAATATCAATGCGAGTAAGCTGGATATTGAAACGCTATTTAACGTTATCAATAACGATAGTACACATACACTTAAGAGCAATAAAATTTATCTGGACAACGAGGGACAGACACTTAATGTCATTATGCAAGCTATAACAAGTGGTGCTGGCAAAGATTATACTCAATGGGGCGGTATGATGAAAGTTGCTAGTGATTTTATCACTAATAAGTTATGGTGGACTGAAAATGTTGACAACGAAAGCATTAAGACCAAGTTTTCTACTGTTAATCAGAAGCTAGATAGCTACGAAATAACGTTATCCGACTTATACCAACAAACGAACGATAATTTTATGGTATATACAGTAACAGAAACACCTAACAAAGATAATTATCCAGCTATTGATTGGTTCATACCTATTTATCCGTCAGATGATTTATTTCCAAGTGATAATCTTACTTGGACTTACAGCAATGATGAATATGCTAAACATCACGGAGCAATAGCATACAACGAAACAGCTCAAAAAACTTGGCGTTGGGCTAAAGATGATAAAGGTAATTGGGGTTGGAAAGAGGTATCTAACACACAATTAGCTTATATGCTTAATCAAAACGCTAGCTTTAAAATGAACTTAGATAGTATATCTACATCATTGTTAAGTGTGCAGCAGAATTTAAAAGATAACTACAGTACAACCACAGTTATGAAGAATGCTATAACGCAGGCTGTAAAAGCAGAAAGCAATAGCATTAAACTTGAAGTGTCTAATGCTTATGCTACAAAGGATAGCTTAAGTAGCTACAGCACAACAACGCAGATGAATGCGGCTATAAGCACAGCAATAAGTAAAGAAAGTTCAGCGATTAAGTTAGAAGTAGCAGGAGCATATGCCACAAAAGATAGCCTTAAAAATTACGCTACAACAGCAAGTCTTAGTGCTTATATCAAGAAAGACCCAAAAAGTGGCGAACTTAAATCCGCAATTGAAGCAATTGCAGATGATATAACGCTTAAGGCTAAGGGGGCTATTAATATTAGCGGTAACAAGAGCGTTAACATTAGTGGTAACGCATTTACTTTAACATCAACTAATACAATTATAAGTGCAACGGGGACAATTACCTGTAGTGATATAATCGGGACCGGGGGTCGCATTGGCAATTGGGATATTACTGATGGAAGCTTAAAGAATGATTACTTAGCACCAGACGGATACTTAAGAAGAACTTACATTCAAAGTTCAAAAAATATTGGTGATTGGATTTTTTCTGTTCAGAAAGGAGCCGTACAAGGAACTTCGCCAAGCACACTAAACTCCCTGTGGCACGTTACTAACGATGGCGAAATGCAGTTCAATGTTGAGAGCGGTAATGGTATTAAAATGTATGGTTCGGCAGGATTAGAGTTAGAAGTGTTAAGAGACCGCATCGAATTATATTACCAGCCTTACATCAATGGAGAACCGCAAGCTTGGACGAAAATTGAAAAAGGAAAAATTTCTATAGACTCAAAAGGTTGGAGTTCTTTTGGTGACTGTGCTCTATCTGTAGTTAACAGCTCAATAAAGACTACAGCATTGTATATAATGCATCAAACAGAAGATGGGTCATACTATCAAAGAGGATGTGTAATTAATAGAAATCCTTTTTCTGGTGATATTATGTTTGATTGGGATGGACGTTATCTTCGCGGATATATAGGGGATAATGTTGTTATCACTTGGGACAACGAAAATAAAAATTGGATATAAGATTAGGAGGTAAAACACGATGTTAGACATCAACTCATCAATTCAGAAGAACGGAACATTATCTGTTCAAAATTCAGACGGAACACTTAAACAGGTGGCTTATCTGTCAGCTACAATCAGCGAAAGCGGTACAGTTAGTATGTCAGCCAGCTTTAATGATTTTGCGGCATACTTGGCGAATGATATAGCACTAGACAGCGAGCTTAAGAGCTTTCTTGATGGCGTTAAAAACACTTACAAGGCAACATACAGCACAGGAGATAACATAGTTAGTTCAGATGTAAATATAACAGGGGCAGTAGAAAGTGAGGTATTTTAATTATGATTAAATGTGGAGATTTTTCAGCGTGGAATGGTGTAGTTGACTGGAACAGAGTTAAGGCGGCAGGACTTACTCACACTATCCTTAAAGTTATCAGACGTGACTTTGAGCCGGATGAGCAGTTTGAAAACAACTGGAAAGGCTGTCAGTTAGCAGGTGTGCATATCTGCGGTGTATACAATTATGTTTACACACCAACAGTAGAAGAAGCTATTGCGGCAGCTAAAAGGGTATTAGAGGTGCTTGACGGACGTAAAGTTAAGGTGTGGATGGATATAGAAGATACTTGTATGCAAAATTTAGGGTCAGACCTTATCGACATAATTAAGGCGTACAAGCACACAATAGAGGAAGCTGGCTACGAGTTTGGTATCTATACAGGTATGGCGTGGTATGGCAGTTACATTGCCCCATATGCAGACGAAGAAATTCTTAACTGCGATTACTGGATAGCAAGGTACTATCTTGGATATGATGAAATGACACTTGATACAGACCCTAACGAAGATAAGAAGCCTAGTGTTGCTAGAAACCTTGTAGGCTGGCAGTATACATCAAGCGGCGTTGTTGACGGAGTAGACGGAGTTTGCGACTTGTCTGTATTCTATGGCTTTCATAATGATAAAGATAACACAGAAGATAACAGCGAAGAAGATAACGCAGAGGATAGCACAGATGAACACGTATATGCTACATACGCCGCTTATACAGATAGGTGGTGGGGCGAAGTAGAGGATAGAGAAGATTGGGCTGGCGCAGGTGACAATAAAGCTATCACAGCACTTATTATCAAGGTTAGCAGAGGTTCAGTTAAGTACAGAGTTCATACACTTAATGGTGATTGGCTTCCTTATGTTACTGGCTTTAATTATGACGATTACGATAATGGCTATGCAGGTGACAAGAAGCACGAGATTGACGCAATAGAAATCATTTACTATACACCAGAGGGCGAGCCTTGGAAGTATGCTAAGTATATGGTATCTGTATTTAACAACCGCAACTTCTATCCAGAGCAGATAGATGATGAAACATCAAACGGAATGGACGGATATGCAGGCGTTATGGGTAATGCAATCGATAAGTTCCAGTTAGTTGTCGAATAAAGTCGAAATAACACGACCGAAAGTATTTGAAATATACTAACGATAAATGTATAATAAACTTGTCTTTGAGAAAAGACCCTTAAACATTTTCAAGTTCTGGCAGGCGATATTGTTTGATTGGCGTTGGCAATATCGCCGCTACACTTGACACTATAGAACGTGTGTTCTATAATAATCGTATCGCTATCAAACGTGCAAGGGCAAGAGAGGGGAGTGCAGGTTTATGAGTAATGAGGAATACAGGCAAAAGATAACAAAAATGATTAATAAAATAGAAGATAACTGGATATTAGAACAAATATTTAAGTTTATATGTAATATGACGAAAGAGAGGGTTTAAACCCTCTCTTTCTTACTTTTCGTCTAGCAATTTCTTTGCGATACTTTCCAAGCATTCCCAATCTTTAGGCTCAAGCCTTGCCAATGCGTTAACAAGCTTCTTTTCAAAGCTGTCATCGTTCAATTCCATAACTTCATTAACAAAAGCACCAATCTCTTGTTCTCTTGTACGAGATTTAAACATTTTTCCGTTTCCGGTTCGCAGCCATTCTTCATTTACATTAAGAATAGAACATAAAACTTTAATTGATTGTTCTGAAAGATTTCTATTGCCATTTTCAACTAACGAAATGTAGTTTTTGGTAAGCCCTAGCTTTTCAGCAAATACATCTTGCGACATTTTTAATTCTTTTCGCAAGGCTTTTATTCGCTCGTTCACACTTCTCACCTCCTTGCATATATACAATAACATTAAAGTCACACAATGTCAAACTTTTTTGCTAAAATATGTTGACAGGTATTACTGTGTATGATATTATAATCACACAAAGTCAAATAGAAAGGAAGTGAATTGAATGAGTGAAAAGGAAAAGGAAATCATCAAGAAGTTATCCGATACAATTCCAAAACTTGATGACAACAAGAAAAATTATATTCTTGGTGTCGCCGAGGGGATGGCAATGGTAAGAGAATCAGAAAAAACTGATAGAAAGGAGTAAAAATGGCAAGCTTTATTGATGAAGTAGAGAAAAGTTATCTTAATAGTCTTAAAGACAACTTATGCAAAACCTGTGAGGGAGCTGCATTTATGGAGAAATACTTTTCTTCAAGGTCTGCTATCTCTGAATTAGAGAATAAAGTTTTATCAGAACTCAAAGATAGCAAACTAACAGTTACGGAAATGATTGGCTTTTTAGAGTATATGAAACAGTCTGTTAAAAACCACTCATTTCTTCCGCGAGAGAAAGAACACTGATACAGCATTCTTTATCAGAAGTAATGTTACCCGCTGGTATTTCTTTAGCAGTCTTGAGTATAGATAATACTTTGTCAGAGTAAGGATATTCAAGACCGCAGTTAGGGCAAACAATCTTGCTAGTAGATATATCTTCGCTAACGGTATATTTACTATAACAAGTGCAAGTTATTTGAAACTTTAGAAACATATTTTCACCTCTTTTCCTATTTAGAATAAGAGGATTATATCACAGAAAGGAAGTGAATTGAATGAGTGAAAAGGAAAAAGAAGTAGTTAAGAAGTTAAAAGAAGCAATTCCTAAGATGTCAGATTTTGACAAGGGTTATATTCTTGGCAAGGTCGAGAATATGGCAGAAAAAAGTGATAAGGAATGTAACAATGACAGAAAGGAGTAAGAATGGCAGAAGTCACAAGAAAAGCTATCCAAAATGAAATGACAAAAACGATAGAGGGAAGTTGCTTCTATGAAAGGCTTCACTGCAACGGACAAGATATAAGCGAATTGATTGCTGACACGAAAGCATTAATTGCCCAACATAACTTATCCGTTTTAGAAGCCAAAGGGTTTTTAGATTATATGAAGATTATTCTTGACAATTCTTCATATCTTCAAATTCAGAAATAGCCTTAATACAACATTCTTCAAAAGATGTATTGTCAGGTATTTCTTTAGCAGTCTTGAGTATAGATAATGCTTTGTCAGAGTAAGGATATTCAAGACCACAGTTAGGACAAATAATCTTGTCGGCAGATACACTTTCATTAACAGTATATCTATTGTGGCAAGTACAAGTTATTTGGAATTTTAGAAACATATTTACACCTCTTTTCCTAATAGAATAAGAGAATTATAGCACAAAGTACAAACAGATTAGAATTTTTGATATTGATACAATAGAAAAGTGATGGTAGCGGTAAATAGTTGCAAACTTTTATTCGAACATCATTAGTTCCTTTTGACAGGGATAGCGCCCTGTTCGTATCAAGTGTGAATTACCTACCGATTGGCAGTTTTGTCTTTAGCATATTTATTTAATTCTATTGATATAGAAATAAGAGTATACAGGGTGCAGAAGTCTAAACCACAGAAGTATGAGCCGACCACTGATATACACAATGCTATGACAGTATCCATACAATCTCATTTCGGAAAGTGTCTACCATCACTTCTCTATTGTATCAATAAATATAAAGTTCTACAAGTTACAACAGATAGGAATGAGCAGAATTGCTCAAATGCACCTTAAAAGGTCAAAATATATCACACATTATTTAGAAAGGAATGTTTATGGAGCTACAGATTTTTAGCAATTCAGAGTTTGGAGAAATCCGAACCATTACTAAGGATAATGAACCTATGTTTTGTCTGGCTGATGTATGCAAGGCGTTGGAACTTACACAGCCATCAAAGGTTAAGGAAAGACTAAACTCAAAGGGTGTGAATATTATTCCTACCCTTACAAAAGGCGGAGAACAGAAGCTTTTGTATATCAATGAGAGTAACCTTTACAAGACAATCTTTCAGAGCAGAAAAGAAAGTGCAGAGAGATTTACAGATTGGGTTACAGGAGAGGTACTTCCGTCAATCAGAAAGACGGGCAGTTATGGTATGCCAAAGACAACAGGCGGTCAGATACAGCTTTTAGCACAGGGTTATACAGAACTTGAACAGGCTGTTAACTCTATCAAAGAAGATATGACAGAGCTTAAGGATAACACACCTCTTTACGGCTGTGAGATTGATGAGGTCAAACAGCACGTTAATAGAAAAGGTGTAATTGTACTTGGTGGCAAGGATAGTGAAGCTTATAAGGACGGCAGTATTCGCAGTTCGGTATATTCTGACATATATAAGCAGTTAAAGCGTGAGTTTGGCTGTGTGACAACATATAAGAGCATAAGAAGAAAGTACATTGATAATGTACACAAGTTTATAGATGATTATGCGTTGCCTATGGCACTTGCTGAACAGGTAAAAGAAGCTAATGCACAGATAAGTATGAGCTTTTAAGGAAAGGAGTAAGAGTTGGAAAGATTGATAAAAGAATTAATCGCAGTTGAGAAAAAGAGAAATTCCTTGCTTGCAGAACTGAATGAGAACTTAAAGAAACTGACAAGCAAGGAAGATAAAGAGTATCAGGGTGAAGTTGGCAAATCAGCTTTTAATCTTGATTGAGCCAGTTATGGTAATGTTCCAGCATTTCCATAACACCAATTTCAACCCACGCACGTCTAATGAATTCGTGCTTTTCACCCTCATCAGCAAAGTTATTGCTATTAGCGCTTTTCATAACTTTTTGATGAATAGAAGAGTGAATGTTAGCACCATTTTCATTGACGAACTTTTTAAAATCGTTGAAGTCTTTCAAGGTTTCACCTCTTTCCTATAAAAAGATAAGAGGATTATATCACAATTTTTAAAATAAGGAGAAGTTTATGGAAAAGGAAGTACAAGCAACGCCACAATATAGCATATCAGTAGAGGAACTGATTGCAGAAAGAAACAATTTAGAAGTCTCTATTGCAGCATACAAGAAAGCAAAGAGAGACAGCAAGATAGCTGAATATTTATGGATGTTATCAGCAATATTATTTATTGTGTCAATGATATTTCAGCTTATTAATTAGAAAGGAGTTTTAGCAGATTGATATTTATTATTTCTGAAAAAGGCGAACAGATTAATGAGGTAGAAAAACTTGAAATCCTGGCACACATTGGCAGAAGAGCAAGTTACCTCTTAGGAAGAAATAAACATTGTGAACTCTTAAGAAGAGTAGTTGTAAAAGATATTTTAGGGCAGTTAAAGCACGAATACGGGTGTGGTTTGAGTGAACTTAAAAAGAAGTACATAGCAGACACTCACGATTTTATCGACTGCTACGAACTGCCTACAATAATGAAAGAGAGATATAAGCTATGATACTAGGTTTTATAGCAGGAACAATATTCGGCATAATACTCACAGCAGTTTGTGCCGTTATCGCAACAATAAGAACTAATGCAGAAGAAAGGAAAGAACAGTATGAAACAGGTAAACGAGAAAGTAATAACAGTACAGGATTGCATTGATATGTACGAGAAAAAGGATATGTATACAGTTATTGACGGCGGTAAGGTTGTTGGATTTGTAGAAAAAGAGAAGGAGAACTAAAGATGAAAGAGAGAAATAACAATATTACAGCTTTTGGGTTAGTTGCAGAAGAACCAGTTTTTAATCACGAAGTTTTCGGAGAAAAATTCTTTAAGATGATGATTTCTATTGACAGGGTTAGCGGAGCAGTAGATACACTTCCTGTTCTTATATCTGAAAGAATTGTAGATATGAACGAATTAAAAGCAGGTGCTTGCGTAATGATTACAGGAAGAATAAGAAGCTACAACGAGCATATAGGTGAAAAAAGCAAGCTGATATTAGCAATCTTTACTGAAAATATAGAGATATATGAAAACGAGGAAGAACTACCTTTTAATAATGATGTAGTTCTTAGAGGCTTTATTTGCAAAGAACCTATATACAGGGTAACACCGCTTGGAAGAGAAATAACAGATGTTCTCATAGCTGTTAACAGAGCATATGGCAAGTTAGACTATATACCTTGCATAACTTGGGGCAGAACAGCTAAGTTCGTAGGTCACTTGCCAGTAGGAACACATATAGAAATGACAGGTAGGTTTCAGTCAAGACCTTATACAAAGAAGATAAGTGAAGATGAAATTGAAAACAGAGTAGCTTATGAGGTATCAGTAGGCAGAGTTGAGATTATAGAGGAAGAGGAGAATGCTGATGAATAGTGATGTTACAGTTTCGGAATTAGCAGCTATGGCAGCAGACAATGAAAAGCGTTGCCAAGTATGGCATCCAGTTCAAGGCGTTATCTTTGACGGCACATTTGATGAACTTGACAGACGGCATTATCTGGCAGACAAGACAGTTGATAACTTCTCAATAGAAGATGATGTATTCATTATGAATATATAAAAGGAAAGGATATGTTTATGGAAAGAGCAGTTTTAAAAAAGGTAGTACTTGAAAATTTCATGTGCTACGCACACGCTGAATTTGACTTCTATGCCATTACAAAAATTAAGGCTAAGAATGGCAAGGGTAAGTCAACTATTGCCACAGCTTATCTGTGGTGCTTGTTTAACTGTGACTATGAATTAAAGGATAATCCAGTTGTCAGAAGAGAGATTGACGGAGTATCAGTTGATGATATGGACACAAGTGTTGAAATTACACTTGATGTTGACGGAAAAGAAATAACTATGAAGAAAGTACAGGTTCGTACCTATAACAAGGATAAGACAGGTTATAAGGACGATAACTCATATTACATTAATGATGTGAGAAAGAATCTTAAGGATTTCAACGCATATCTTGATGTTGATATGAATGTGTTTAAGATGTGCAGTAATGTAAATGCTTTTCTTAATCAGAAACCGGCAGAAATGAGAGAATACTTATTCGGGCTTGTAGGCGATGTTACAGACCTTGATATAGCTTCACAGAAAGCTGAATTAGCCGAGTTAGTTCCTTTATTAGAGAAATATACAACAGAAGAATTATCAGCTATGAACAAGGCTACAAAGACCAAGATTACAAAGGATTTACCTATTCTTGACGGACAGATTAAGGAAAAGGAAAGAGATATACAGCTTAAACAGGCTGTTGATGTATCTGACCTTGAATTACAGAAAAACAGCCTTAAAGAGCAGATTGCTGATTGCGTGGCAAAGCAGACTGACAATGACAAGCTGATGGCTGAATATGACAAGGCTAGTTCGGATATTCTTAATCTTAAGTTTGAACTTAGTGATATGTCACGCAAAGCTAATGAAGAAAATATCAAGGCTAGGAGAAAACTTGAATCACAGATTAGTAACCTTAATTATGTGATTGAGGATAGCAAGAAGTCAATCAGCAACGCAGAAGATGTTGCTAGTTTTGATAAGGACAAGATAGCTGAATATCAGAAAACACTTGATGATAGCAGAACCGAATGGAAAGCTGAAAAAGAGCGTGTATTTGACGAGAATAATCTTATTTGCCCTTATTGTAAACAGGAATACCCAGAGGAAAAGAAAGAGAAACTAAAGGCAGATTTTAAGGCACATAAAGAAACTGAACTTAGCAGAATTACCGATAAGGGCAACACAGCCAAGAAAATGCTTGATGAAGCCAAAGGGTTATTAGTTGAAGCTGAACAGGAATTGGCTGACAGAAAGCAGAAGTTAGAAAAACATTTAGTGGATTTAGCAGACCTTAAAAAGCAGTTATTAGAACTTCCGCAAGAAATTGATGTATCAGCCACCGAGGAATATAAGGCACTTGAACAGAAGATTGCCGAAAAGGAACAGGCTATGCACAAAGCCAATGATATTTCGGCGATTAAGGCAGAGTTAAAGGCGCAGGAAACAGCTTTAAGGCAGCAGTTAGCAGAATGTGAAAGCCAGATTGCAAAGTCCGATACGGCAGCAGACGAAAAGCGTCTTGAAGAATTAAGGCAGATAAGGATTGATTCTGAACAGAATAAGGCTAATGCCGAGAAAATCCTTGATTTACTTGACGAATTAGACAAAGCAAAGAACGAAGCCTTGACAGAGGCGGTAAACAGTCATTTTGGGTTAGTTAAGTGGCAGTTATTTGAATATGCCAAGAATGGCAATTACAAGAGCTGTTGCATACCTACTGTTGACGGAAAGAGCATTTTAACAACTATGTCTAACAAGGGCAATCGCATTTTAGGCAGGGTTGATATTTGCAATTCTATCCAGAAGATTAGCGGCATATCGGTGCCTATTGTTTTAGATGATTCTGAAAGCCTTAGTACGGACAATCAGAAGAAAGTTTCTGAAATGGTGGATAGTCAGTTGATTATGCTGATTGTCAATGATAGTGAGAAATTAGAGATTGTGGAGGGATAATATGCAAGGCGAAGATGCTTATGTACTTACAGTAAGCAATAAAGAAGCAGAAGTTATCAAGTAGTTTGTATCAGCAATGGAGAGAGCTACTGTTACGATAGATAATGATGATGTATGGGAAATTATGGAAGCTATCGCATATAAAAGTACTTCCGCAAATGTAATAGGCATAAAAATTATATATGAAGAAAGTGAGAAAAGCTGATGGGCGTAAAAGGATATAAAGCATTTAACAAAGGAATGATATGCAGAGGTAAACAGTACGAAGAGAATGCTACTTATGAAGAAAACGGAAATGAAATATGCGAAGCAGGTGTAATGCATTTCTGCGAAAATCCATTTGATGTGCTGAATTATTATCCACTTGTTGATGAAAATGGCGACATTTCAGATTTTGCAGGTGTTGAAGCTGTTGGAGATATTTATAAAAGAGAGGATAAAATAGCTACAAATAAGCTTCATATTGGTGCAAAACTTGGGCTTAAAGGGTTTATTAAGGCTTGCGTAGATTTTACTATTGAAAAAGTAAGAGTTGAGTCTGGTAAAGATAACGAAGCTGATAGTAGTGGATATTCCGCAAAGATAGGTTCAAGTGGATATTCCGCACAGATAGGTTCAAGTGGATATTCCGCAAAGATAGGTTCAAGTGGAGATTCCGCAAAGATAGGTTCAAGTGGATATTCCGCAAAGATAGGTTCAAGTGGATATTCCGCACAGATAGGTTCAAGTGGATATTCCGCAAAGATAGGTTCAAGTGGATATTCCGCAAAGATAGGTTCAAGTGGAGATTCCGCAAAGATAGGTTCAAGTGGATATTCCGCAAAGATAGGTTCAAGTGGATATTCCGCACAGATAGGTTCAAGTGGATATTCCGCAAAGATAGGTTCAAGTGGATATTCCGCAAAGATAGGTTCAAGTGGAGATTCCGCACAGATAGGTTCAAGTGGATATTCCGCAAAGATAGGTTCAAGTGGAGATTCCGCAAAGATAGGTTCAAGTGGAGATTCCGCAAAGATAGGTTCAAGTGGATATTCCGCAAAGATAGGTTCAAGTGGATATTCCGCACAGATAGGTTCAAGTGGATATTCCGCAAAGATAGGTTCAAGTGGAGATTCCGCAAAGATAGGTTCAAGTGGAGATTCCGCAAAGATAGGTTCAAGTGGATATTCCGCAAAGATAGGTTCAAGTGGATATTCCGCACAGATAGGTTCAAGTGGATATTCCGCAAAGATAGGTTCAAGTGGATATTCCGCAAAGATAGGTTCAAGTGGAGATTCCGCAAAGATAGGTTCAAGTGGAGATTCCGCACAGATAACATCCAAGGGTAAAAATTCAGTTGTTATGGCAGCGGGCTATAATTCAATAGCAAAAGCAAAAATCGGTAGTTGGATAACGTTGGCTGAATGGATTAGAACCAATAAGACAGACGATAACGGTAACCATATATGGATTCCTAAGTGTGTAAAAACAGAATATGTAGACGGAGAACGTATCAAAGAAGATATATTCTATAAATTAGTTGATGGCGAATTTAAAGAAGTAGAAAGTGAGGATTAATTATGGCAGAGAATACGGCAGTTACGGAAAAGAAAGCGTTTACCACCTCTTTAAGTGAGTGGAGCAATACAATGACAGGGCTTATTATCAATGATTATAAGGCTGTTGGAATGGATATGGACGATTACGCAAAAGAGTGTGCTATGGAAGCTATGACAAGCATATTTAATCTTGTTAAGAATGACCCTAAGATTAATATGGGAAATCTTGATACAAGTAATTTGAGAGGCATTGTCAAGCGTTGTGCAAGCCTTAAATTAAATGCTAGTGCATATCCAAGAGAGTGCTATTTCCAGTTAAGAAGTGTAAAGGTGGGAGTTGACCCACAGACAAACAAGGATATATGGCAGAAACAGGTTGAAATGGGAATCGAGGGTACAGGCTATGATTCCCTACTTGCTAATTACGGAAAAGATGTTAAACAGGTATATCCGTATTGGGTAATTAAAGAGGGTGACAAGTACATACCACCTAAGCATAAAGGACTTACAGTTACAGAGCCAGAGTGGGAAGAAAGCGGATTATCTGATAAAGCGGTAAGAGTTGTATATCCTGTTAAGCTATTAGACGGCACAGTAACATATCTTTCTGCTGATAGAGACAGTGTTAAGGTAAATCTGTTAGCGCATGTTAAGCAAAACATAATGAATGAGACTTTTGGTATTTGTGAGGATAGATACCACGCCACACCAAAGCAGAAAGCAGAAATTAAGGCTAAGAAAGACGAGATACTCAATGCCTTAAGAGTGTGCAAGACGGTTGATGAAATGCTTGAATGTGAGCTTGCAAGACCTTTTATAAGCGGTGCTTGGCTTGATACCCCAGAGAGTATGATACAGAGAAAAATGTGTAACAATGCAACAAGGAAATACCCTAAGAATTATGACCCGATGGCAAGACAGGCGCAAGTTGAAATGGACGAGGTATATCAAGTTGCACAGGCTGAAATTGCTGAAAATGCTAATACTGTTGAGTTTATAGAAGATAAGGCAGATGTAGTTGACGACACAGCCGCAGAAGCAACCGAAGAACAGGCAGAAGATAGCACATTACCGCCATTTATGCAGGCAGAATAGGAGATTGAGTATGAGAATAATTTCGCAGGACGGAGCATTAGATGTTCCATATAATGATTATCAATTATTTGTTATTGGTGCTAAATATGATGCAAAAGTAGCACGTATATATTGCCAAAACTCATACGCACCAAGTGTAAAATTGCTGAATACTCAACCAACGCAAAGGCACTTAAGGCTATGGAAATGCTTAGAAAAGTGTATGAAAATAATGTGTTTTATCATTGCACAGCCAGTTCAAAGCGTTTTGAAGAAGTACAGAGTATTTTGAGCGAGGAACAATTTCAGAAAGCTACAACAGAGTACTTTCAGTTCCCACAGGATGATGAAATCGAGGTGTAAATATGAAACAAAATCCAATAATACGTGCGTGCGAATTGTGTGGAAAACCACAGCAAAAAGATGAATCACGTTCTAATAAAAATTGGAATGTTTATGACGCAAAAGCTGTTTGTGAGTGCGGTGGAAAATTCAAAATAATGCTAAGAGAAGATGCGGAGAAATTAAGGAATGAAACTTAAATGTATTGCAACAGGAAGTGCAGGAAATTGCTATCTGCTAACTTCCAACAGTGGAGAAACACTTATCCTTGATTGTGGAATACCGATTAAGGAGATTAAAAAAGGCTTAGATTGGCACATTAAAGATGTTGTGGGTGTGTTATGCACCCATAAACACCTTGACCACAGCAAGTCATTAAACGATTTTAAGGCTATGGGAATACGAATATCCGCTCCATATATACAATACGCGCAATTTGAGGGCATACTACATTATTATCACACGATACCATATGGCGGTTTTAAAGTTAAGGCATTTGACCTAACAACAATAGACGGAAATTGGACACATACAGACGCAAATGGCGAACCTTGCCCGATATACGGCTTTCTGATTACTCACAAGGAAATGGGGAAAATGCTTTACATTACCGATTGCGAGGTTGTCAAATGGAAGTTTAAAGGCATAAATCATATCCTCTTAGGTGTGAATTATGACAAGGATTTAATCGACAGGGATACAGGCAAAGCTAATCACGTTTTCAGAGGTCACTTATCCATTGACACAGCTTGTGATTTTGTTAAGGCAAATTATTCAGATAGCTTACAGAACGTCATAATGTGCCATTTATCAAGTGAAAATGCTGATAGAGATAGTTTTATCGAGAAGATGAAAAAAGTTGCTTGCGGGGCGAATGTAGATGTTGCAGAGCGCAACAAGGAATGGCTACTTGCTAATCCTAATGAGTGCCCTTTTTAGAAAGGAGATTATATGGCTAAATACAGAGATATTTTAGGAAATATAACAGAATGTGAGGATAAAACAATAACAATCAGCCTTGAAAGATACAATACTTTGATTATTAAAGAAGCTATTGCAGATTGTCTTGTAGAAGCCAAAAAGAAAGAGAAAGAAGATAATTAAGAGGGAAAGGAGCAGTAATGGAGAGATTAACAAGAAGAAGTGCTAACGGAACAGGCGTATATGCTACACCTAGTGGAGAACCTGTTAAGTGGGGAGATAACCGCCATAATGTATTACAGAAATTGACAGAATATGAGGACTTAGAGGAACAGGGTAGACTTATCAAACTACCTTGCACAGTAAAGGATACTATTTGGCATTTTTGCAGGGAATTGGGGCGAGTATTAGAATATGAAGTTTATGAAGTGACTATATATTCTGAAACACCAATATACCACTGTGTTGCATATTCAGAAGGCTTCCCAAAAGATACCTTAGATGAAATATCAGTGCGTACTTCAGAATTTGGCAAATCAGTATTCCTTACAAAGAGCGAGGCGGAAGCAAGATTAAAAGAACCTAACTACATAGAGGAAGTAATAAGTCAATGTCCATCAAGTGATTTTGAATACGTAGGCGGCAGTTGTCCTAAATGCGGAGAATATGTAACTTCAAGCAATGATTTTGAAAAATGTCATTACTGTGGAAAGCTTTTAAAGTGGAAAAAATGGGATGGTGCTTTTAAATTATATTGAAAGAATTGAGAGGTGGAGAAAATGAGTGATAAACAGAGCAATCTCACAGATAAAGAAATGGAAGATTTTCAGAGTATAGTAACTGACACATTAGCAAGTATATGTGCTATGGCAGATAAGCATAACATTGATAGAGATAGTATGCTGAAATACTTTACTGGTATGCTCACAGTTTTTACAGAAGTGGCAAGCATACGGAATTATGAAACTAACCACACTTGCAACTGCCAACACAACAGCAATTCAAGAGATAATGAGCCTTGTTGCAGATATGATAGCAGACAAACCAATGCCGACAGGATAAGGAAAATGTCAGATGAAGAGTTGGCAGAGTTTCTTATAACTTTTAAGAATACGTTTGGCGAAGAATGCGAAGGAGAAGCTAGTTGTATGGATTGGCTTCAATCAGAAGCGGAATAGGAGAGAATATGGAAGATAAATACTTATCAAAGGCAAAGAGGATTGACAATGGAGATTGGCTTGTTGGCTATATTGTAAAATATGGGTATACAGGAAAAGAAAAATATTATATAGTTCCAAGCTATGCTTCTGATTTATATGCTATTGAAATAGACCCATCCACTATCTGCCGAAGCACCGGCTTAAAAGGCAAGAACAATAAGTTGATTTGGAAGAATGATATTGTAAAAGACTTATTTAGTGATGCTTGTGCACAAATCAAATACGGCAGTTATCAGAGTTGCTTTGATAGCACCAAAACTGAACATGTTGGATTTTATGTAGACTGGTCAGGTAAGTATACTAAAAGATACAGAAAAGATTTGGGCTATTGGATTCATATGGTTAATGCAGAAGTTATCGGCAACATTTTTGACAATAAAGAGTTATTAGAAAGTGAGGAAAAGTAATGAATCGTATAATTTTATGTGGAAGAGTTGTTAGAGAGCCAGAGATTAGATATTCACAGACAGCAAACGGAAGTATGGCAGTAGCAAGGTATACATTAGCTGTTGACAGAGCTTTCAAGAAAGAGGGCGAACAGGCAGCAGACTTTATTAACTGTATTGCATTTGGCAAGAACGGAGAGTTTGCGGAGAAGTATTTACATCAGGGAACTAAGATTATCGTTGAGGGTAGATGGCAGACAGGCAACTACACTAACAAGGACGGACAGAAAGTCTACACTAATGATTGTGTTGTTGAAAGACACGAATTTTGCGAAAGCCGTGCCAATCAACAGAACAATAGTAATGGAATTATAGGTAGAAACAGTCCAAGTGCTGATTCAGATTCCTTTATGTCAATTCCTGATGGTATTGACGAGGAATTACCATTTAATTAAGGAGGTGTGAGTATGACAGAGAGTGAAGCAATTAAAAGAATTAAAGAATGCAGAAATACACCAAATTTTCAACCATACATATATATGAATGAAGCATTGAATATGGCAATACAGGCACTTGAAAAGCAGATACCGAAAAAGGTAGTCAAGGACGGAGAACGGAGTTACAAATGTCCTTGCTGTGGTGGGTGTGCAAAGACAGAGACAGGTGATAGTTTTATCGACTATCGACTAGATTATTGCGATGGCTGCGGTCAAAAATTAGATTGGAGTGATAGCGATTGAATTACCAAAACATAGCAAGAGCCAAGGCAATAGAACAGGAAAATAAAAAGCGACTGTTGAAGCTAAACTCGAAATTGAATGACAAAAGTGGAATATATTTTCTACTTCGAGAAGATGAAAACGGATTTAAGTATGCGTATATCGGACAGGCGGTACATACACTTAGCAGATTAGCAAGCCACCTTGTAGGCTATGAACAGCATATAGACCTTAGTTTACGCAAACACAAGCTGTACGACAAAGAGAAAAATCCTTATGGCTGGCGAGTTGAATTTCTGAATTTCCCCGAAAGTCAGCTTGACGAAAAGGAGAAGTATTACATCAAGCTATATGCCGATAAGGGTTATCAGCTTAGAAATGTCAGTTTAGGCGGTCAAGGAGAAAATCGTGCTAGTGGCTCTATAGGCGAGAGAAAAGCACCTAAAAGCTATATGCAGGGCATACATCAAGGAAAAAAGGTGTTAGCGAGGGAATTATCATCTATCGCAGAAAAACACCTTATAATCCGATTGAAGCCCGAAAAAGAGCATAACAAAGTATCGCAGAAACAGTATGAGAAATTTATGGATTTATTGAAGGCGGGTGATTCAGAGTGAGCGGTGGAAGTTGGAACTATTTATATACAAAAGAGATTGATGACCTTATGCAGTATAGTAACATTGAATTATTAGAAGAAATAGCTGATTATCTCAATCAAAACGGATATGAAGATGTGGCAAAAGATACAAGGCGGTTAGTTGAATATGTCAAATCAGCTAAAATAAGAGTGGAAACGCTCTTTGAAATGCTAAGTCCTGTTTTCAAAGCTGTTGAATGGTATTGTAGTGCAGATTGGGGCAAAGATAGAGTTGATAAAGCAATAGAAGAATATAGGAATGGAAAGGGCGATTCGGAATGAAGATTTTAAGCAATAAAGAATATTATCATCTTGTGAACAGGGTAGATATTCTTACTAGAGATAATGACTGTATGAATAGAAAACTTGATGAAATGAAAGAAAATAAACCTAATGATTGTAAAAGCAATGAGGGAAGTCACTTTTGTAGCATTTGTGAGTTTGGCTATTTGAGAACAAGAAATCCGTTTGGGGCAGATTTTTATGCTTGCAGTAAAACAGTGACTTGCGAGGATTTTAAGAGAAAAGAAGATAACTAAATAAAAATCAAAGAAAGGAATAGGTTGTCGCGACATAAAACCGAGGTTTCCTTTTGGTAGATTTAAAATGGAAGAAAAAGTAAAAATTTTTAATGATGATTTTTTAAATATTGTTAAAAATATAGCTGATGAAAGCATTGATTTAATTGTTACCGACCCACCATACCCAACAACATCTAGGGGAAATGCGGGAAACAGTGGTGGAATGTTTCAAAAGAAGATAAATAAACAAGGAAAAGTTTTTAATTATAACAATATAGATTGCGATATGTATGCATCTGAATTTTACCGCATATTAAAAAATGGTAGCCATTGTTATGTTATGACTAATCATATTAATCTTATAAAAATGCTTAACAGTTTTACGGATTTAAGAACAGAGGACGAAAAAAAGAATGGTATTAAGCAATACGGATTTCATTTTATTAAGTCTTTAATTTGGAACAAGGGAAATAAAATTATGGGGCAATTTTATATGTCGCAATTTGAATATATCCTCTTTTTTAGAAAAGGGAAAGGGATAAAAATAAATAATTGTGGCGCAAGCGATATATTGTCGATTCCCAATATAAAAAGAAAAGATGCAAATGGTAAAAATCTCCACGATACCGAAAAGCCAGTAGAGCTGATGAAAATATTAATTGAGAATTCATCATTAGAAAATCAGATTGTTTTAGACCCTTTTATGGGGATAGGCTCTACCGGAATTGCTTGTTTACAAGAAAATAGAAAATTCATAGGAATTGAAATTGATGAAAAGTATTTTAATATAGCAAAGAATGAAATGCTTGTATTTGAAAAGGACAGTCAAATGAATATAAGTGATTTTATAAATGGTGGTGAGAGCAAATGTTAGATTTTGGATATTACAACATGGATTGTATGCAAGGAATGAAAGAATTTCCCGACAAATATTTTGACCTTGCGATTATTGATGTGCCTTATGGTATTGGAGAAAACGGAGATAAAAACCATACAAGAAGTAAATTAGCGAAAGCAAAAGACTATAAAGCATTTTATGGAAACGATTTAAAACCACCAGATAAAGAATATTTTGACGAACTTTTCAGAGTTTCAAAAAATCAGATTATATGGGGTGCTAACCATTTTATAAGTAAAATTCCATACGATAGTAGTTGTTGGATTGTTTGGGACAAGGATAATACAGGAGATTTTGCAGATTGTGAACTTGCGTGGACTTCATTTGATTCTGCAGTAAGAAAATTCAAGTATCGTTGGAATGGTATGTTGCAGGAAAATATGAAAAATAAAGAAATTCGCATACACCCTACGCAGAAACCCATCGCACTTTACGAATGGATTTTAAGCCAATACACAAAAGATGGAGATATTATTCTTGACACTCATGTAGGTAGTGCAAGTAGCTTGATAGCTTGTTATAACACAAATCATAAATTTGTCGGGTTTGAGCTTGACGAATACTATTACAAGGTGTCAAAACAGAGGTTAGATACCGAAATGGCACAAATGAGATTAAGTGATTTTATGGGAGATACAGTATGAAAGACGAAACAAAGCAGGAAATACAGATTTTACTTGACCTACTCAAAGGCAGTCTTACAAGAAATGGTGTAAGTATGGCAACGGACAATAGTGGCAACTTGATGTTCTTTGATACGTCTGTCTATGTTAGAAGTAAAGGTAAGGAATTTGACGGATTCAGAGTTAATATTAACGATTTAGTGAAGTAACAATGTGGCAGAACTTGAAGAGGTAATTATGGCAGGCAATTTTATTAAAATTGACAGAAAAATTTTAAAGTGGGAATGGTGGAGTGACATTAATACATTCAGACTTTTTATGTATATGTTGATAAGTGCCTATTGGAAAGACGGAAATTACAAAGGCAAGATAATTGAAAGAGGGTCTTTCCCCTCTTCAATATCTGAATTATCAAAAGAAACTAATTTGTCTGTAATGGAAATTCGTACCTCGCTAAAACACTTACAATTAACAGGCGAAATAACAAGCAAAGCAACAAACAAATTCACGATATTTACTGTGGTTAACTACAATTTGTATCAAACGGATAACAAGCAAGATAACAAACAAATAACAAGCAACTTAACAAACAATCAACAAACAGATAACATTCTATTAACAAACTCTATATTAAAAGAAAGTAAGAATGAAAGAACAGAAGAAATTAAAGAAGATAAGAATATAAAAGAAAAAGATATTACTAACGTAATATCCAAAAAGAAAAGTTATTATCCAGATGATGAATTACTTGATGAAGCATTTAACGAGTATGTGACAATGCGCAAGAGAATTAAAAAACCTATCTGTACTGACAAGGCATTGCATAGGGCTATGAATACTCTCAAAAAGCTATCGGGTGGAGATAATGACTTAGCCATTGAAATTCTTAATCAGTCAGTAGACCATTGCTGGCAAGGACTGTTTGAGCTGAAAGAAGATAATTCTAATAAGCAAGGCAATCAGATTTTCAATAAGGGTGCTATTGACTGGGATAATGTGTAAAAAAGGGGGCAGTAAGAATGAGCAGATTAGATGATACACTTAATGGAATTAATTTCAGATACGATTATCCGCACAACGGAAGGGTTGAATCACTTTTAAGAACAATAGCGATTAATAGTGCTATTATATGCGACAAATTAGATACTGTTTCTAATCAATTGAAGGGAGGTAATTATGGTAAGAGAAGAAACAGTTAAAATCATTCGCATTATGTGTGATTGCTACCCTAACTACAAGCCTAACAATTTATCAGAGACAGTAGATGTGTGGAATATGATGTTGGAAAATTACAGTTATGAACAAGTGTCAGTCGCACTTAAAGCGTATATCAACTCTGATACAAGCGGATTTGCTCCAAGTATAGGACAGTTGATAGGTAAAATACAGACTATATCACAACCGCAGGAACTTGACGGAATGGCAGCTTGGGGGTTAGTCAGTAAAGCATTACGGAATGGCACATATGGGGCGGTTGAAGAATTTAACAAGCTACCGCCACTTGTCAGGCAAGCGGTTGGTATGCCAGATAACCTTAAAAACTGGGCGACATCAGATTATCAGACGATAGAAACAGTAATACAATCGAATTTCTTAAGAACTTACGAAACAGTTGTTAAGCGTGCGAATGAAATAAATCGTATGCCAGACGACATTAAATCACTTATCGAAAAGACGAATGCAAATTCGTATAAGGCTCAAATCGAGCAAAAATTCCAAAGAGATATGAATACATTACAAATTAAAGAAAATGCCCTTATCGGTCAAAATACAAGCACAGAAGAATATATCGAAGTACCCAAAGAGATACAAGATAGAATTGACAGAATGAGAGGTTGATTTTCAATGGAGACAACGCCAATTAGTCCGCAGAAGAAATTATATAATTACCGCCGAGAGAATGGATTGTGCCCTAAATGCGGCAAGCCGCTTGATAGAAAAGGCTTTTATTGCGAAGAATGTAGGGAGAAGCAAACGGCTTACAGTAGAGAAACTAGAGAACTTTGCAGGCAGTTTAAAATCTGCCCGGAATGTCGCAAAAATAAACTTGTGGGTGATGAAAAGATATGTCCGGAATGTTTGGCTAACAAAGCTGAATATAGAGCTAATCACCCATTAAGTGATGATAAGCGAAGAAAAAACAATGAAGCATTTAAACAATATTCAAAAAACTTATACGCTGAACGTAGAAAAGCTGGCATATGTGTTAGATGCGGCAAGACTAAAGCTGTTGAGGGCAAAGCAAAGTGTTTTATATGCCAGAGTAAAGATAATGCTATCCACAGAAAAAGAACTGAAAATAGGCAAAATATAAAAGAATATCGCAAAGAAAATCACTTGTGCTATCGTTGTGGAGAACCTATTGACAGACCACAAGGACAATTATGTCAGAAATGCTGGCAGACAGACTACGAAAGAGGTAAAAGTCTTAAGAATGACAATAGCAAGCACTACTGGCGATACGACAATCAATTTCTAAGAAAGAAGTGAAAATATGAGTAAGGCAGAACAGAAAAAGTTTAAGGAGCAAATGTTGCGTGTTCAGATGAATAGAATTAGCAATGAACAGCAGAAGAAAAATTTTGAATCAGCATTAATATTAATTATGTGGGTACTACATGATAAGTTCGGTTTCGGACAGCAGAGATTAACAAAAGTACAGAGAGAACTTAAAGTACTTATAGATAACTATAATGACGGATTATTCACAGCGGAAGAGCTTGTTAATCAGTTATACGAAGAAACAGGAATAGGACATATTAAGTTTAAATAAGGAGATAGGCTTATGAAGTTTTCAGAACTGACTAAGCCGGAGCTTGATGAAATAATTGAAAATGCCAATTTCACAGAAGAGGAACTAAGAATTTTCAAGTTGCTTGTGGGTAATATGAGCTTAGAACAGGTTAGTCAAAGACTTATGTTATCCAAAGCAACAATTTCAAGAAGAGTTAAGGATATAAAAATCAAGATAGAAAGGACTGATGACATGGTTAAAACAATTCCTATATGGGAAAAAGTTACATTAACAGTTGAAGAAGCGTCCGAATATAGCAATATCGGAATTAATAGAATCAGCAGTATGCTTAATGAAATTAGCTGTCCATTTGTTTTAAGAGTTGGGAATAAGAGGCTTGTTAAGCGTAAGGAGTTTGAGCACTATATAGAAAAAAGTAACGAAATATAGAGATATATTGAAATATATGCCTTGATGTAGTAATATGTGGTTGTCTATATCAAGGCTTTTTTCAAAAGAAAGGAGCTTTTGAATGGGAAAAGATTTAAAAGGTAAAGAACTGGGCGTAGGATTGTCACAGCGAAAGGACGGTGTATACCAAGGAAGATATAAAGATAGATTTAATAAGATTAAATATATTTATGGCACAAAGTTATCAGAAGTTAAAAAAGAATTGGCTGTTGCAATAGCAGAAAATATTCAATTTACAAGCATTAGAGATGATATTAAGCTGGACGATTGGTTTAATCGTTGGATAGAAGTGTACAAAAAGAAAAGTGTACGCCCTAATACCCTTAGGGAATACACTCACATATACAATAAAAATATATCACCTTTTTTAGGAAATCGCAACATAAATTCCTTTGTTAAATCAGATATTCAAACACTAATTGATAAAATAGCTGATGACAATTATAAATATGAACGGCAGAACAAGATTAAGGTTATACTTAATGATATGTTCAGTAGAGCAATAGAAGATGACTTAATGATTAAAAATCCAGCAAAAGGTGTAAAGCTTAGGGCTGATAAAGAACTTAAAGCTTTCACACTAACAATAAAACAACAGATAGAGTTTTTAGAAGCAAGTAAAGGGACATTTTACGATAATTTGTACAATGTAGCACTTAATACAGGCTTGCGGCCAGGGGAATTGTTTGCACTTACACCTAATGATATACACTTAGATGAGGGATATATTGATGTTAATAAGACACTTGTGTATCAAAAATACCTTGATGATAAGTGCAAAACTTTTCACATTGAGCCGCCTAAAACCAAACAGAGTTATAGACAAGTACCTATTAACAGCGAATGTATTAAATATCTTGAAAAGCAGTTCGAATTAAAGGATATTGTAAAGTGCAAAAGACCTAAAGAGCAGAACAATTATTTGTTTGTGACAAGTTATAACACGCCTCTCAATTCACAGATTTATTCAGATTCAATTAAAGCTATTGTTAAGCAAATAAATCTTGCAAGAAGTTTTGATAACGAATTTCCTGTGTTTAGTGGACATACTTTAAGACATACTTTTGCTACAAGATGTTTTGAAGCAGGTGTGCAGGCAAAAGTTGTTCAATCATATTTAGGTCATGCAACTCTTAAAATGACAATGGATTTATATACACACGTAACAGAAGAAAGAGCGGCAGTAGATATTGAAAGAATTGTGAAAGACAAGGACAACATTGTTGATTTTAAGAAAAGTGCTGTGTAGTAAGTGTGTAGTACTACACACATTAAAACTGAAAAAACCACAAAATAAGGGGGTTTAAGATGTATAATATATTTAACTTGGAAAACTTATTATGTATATCAGACTACCCCTTATGAACTTAACAAAAAGCACAATAAATGCGGTATTTAAGGGATTTTAAGCGGCATTAGATTAATTATCAATTTCCACATATTTCTATGTATTTCTATATATTTCAATAGCAAAAGTGTGTAGTAAGTGTGTAGTAACAAGATTAAAAGTGTGTAGTAAATTAAAACTAAATAAAGCCTTGATGTATGACATAAATATGAGAAGAACTTGATAATGTTCTTCTCTTTTTTTATGCAAAAATATAATCAGAAAGAGAGGTAGTGTGAATGTTTTCTGATGAAGTTAGAGAAAAAATCTTAAGCAAAGAAGAATTACAAAAACTTGACTTAGTGACATTATCTCTTGTTATCCACGCAATCGAGGAAGTTTTAGAGGAGGCAGACAATGAACAATCCTTATCAGCAACCGATTATGAGTAATTATGTACCTCAATATGGAGCATATCAATATAATCCTATGGCAAATATCCAGAGATTTCAGCCGCAGGAGCAGATACAGCAATCACAAGTTCAGCAAACTATTCCACAGCAGATAATAGGTATTAACGGCAGAGTTGTGCAAGCGGTTGAAAATATAAACGCTAACGAGGTCCCTATGGATGGCTCAATGGCTTTTTTCCCTAAGCAGGATATGTCGGAGATTTATGTTAAGGGCTGGAATGCTGATGGAACAATTAGAACGATTGTGTATAAGCCTTATACAGAACCGGGCGGAAGCAATGCTGGCAATCCGACAGCCGACATAGAAAACGCTAAATTTACCCTATCAGACGAAAGCACACAGCTATTCTTAAATAAGTTTGAAGAGTTATCAGAGAAGATAGGGCAGTTGGAAGATAGATTTGATAAATCTTTAGGAACACAAAGAAAAACTTCAAGAACTCAAAGCAAGGGCGGTGATGAAGAATGAACCCAATTAACATTATTCAGATGATGAAAGCTGGTCCGCAACAGTTCATACAACAGATGATGGGAAATAATCAGATTATGAGCAATCCTATGATGAAAAACACTATGCAGATGGCACAGCAGGGCAATATGCAAGGCATAGAGCAGATGGCTAGAAATTTATGCAAAGAAAAGGGACTAAATGCAGATGATGTATTTAGCCAGATAAAAAGTAGATTTGGTAATTAGTAGCATATTAGATGTTTTTGCAAACTACCTAGGTGACATCTTTATGAATATATTTTTAGGAGGTAACAATATGTTTTCAAACTCAAATTGCGCCAGCGTACCATTAGTCGCTAATATTGACGGCAACGGCAATAACGGCGGCTGGGCTGACGGTGGATGGCTTTGGATAATCGTTGTTTTCGCATTGCTCTTTGGATGGGGCAATGGCGGATTTGGCGGTTTTGGCGGCAACAATGGCGGTGGCTATGTTGCGACAGCGGCTACACAGGCTGATATTCAGAGAGGATTTGATAATTCAGCAGTTATCAGCAAGTTAGACGGCATTTCTAACGGACTTTGTGATGGCTTTTACGCTATGAACAACAGTATGCTTACCGGCTTTAATGGTATTAACACAAATATTATGCAGACAGGCTATGGCATCCAGCAGGCTATTAACGCTGATACAGTTGCTAATATGCAGAATACAAATGCATTACAGGCACAGCTCGCTAACTGTTGCTGCGAGACGAGAGAAGCCATTCAGGGTGTAAACTACAACATGGCAACTAACACTTGCGCTTTACAGAACACAATGTGCAACAACACAAGAGATATTATCGACAGCCAGCAGGCAGGAACGAGAGCTATCCTTGATTTCTTAACAAATGATAAGATAGCAACACTTACAGCAGAGAACAACGATTTACGCAGAGCCGCATCACAGGATAGACAGAACGCACTTCTTACAACTCAGATGGCAGCTCAGACACAGCAGATTATCAACTCTGTAAATCCTACGGCTATTCCAGCTTATGTTGTGCCTAATCCTAATGCTTATGCATATGGCTGTGGCTGCAACACCGGCTGTAACTGCTAAAACTGAATAATTGAGTATCTTAATTGAGTTTAACTCGATTATGTCTGCTAAGCAGTATTACTTATAACCCAAGGGCAGACTATAATGTTTGCCCTTATTTTTATGAAAGAGAGGTAAAAATAATGGAAATAACAGGAATTGCATTACAAACAGTTGCCGCCGGAGAAGATGTGGCATTTACAGAAACACCGGTATGCGGTAGTAAATGTATAGTCCACAGACAGGGAAGCGGAATTATCAAACTAAGAGGTATTACCAATCAGTGCAAGGCAAGATTTTTAGTATCTTATAGTGGCAATATTCAGATACCTACAGGCGGTACAGTTGAAGCTATATCACTTGCCATTGCAGTAGACGGAGAGCCTTTACAGTCAACACGAATGATTGTAACACCGGCAGCAGTTGAGAATTTCTTTAATGTATCTGCACAGGCATACGTTGATGTGCCTTGCGGTTGTTGCAGTACCGTAGCGGTGCAGAATACATCTACACAGGCTATTGAAGTACAGAACAGTAATTTGATTGCAGTAAGGGAGGCTTGATATTATGCATAAATGGGCTAAGCAAATTATGGAATGTGTCAAGGCTAAAGTTGAAGCAATCGGATTAGATAACTTTGAGGGACAGAACCTTGACGATTTAAAGGATTTTACAGAGATAGCGAAGAACATAGCTTGCTTTGACAAGGATTACAGAATCGTTGAAGCTATGGAAAAGTCAGAAGATAACGAGGATATTATGCGTATGCTTGAACAGTACGAAGATTATCCGGACAGAAGATACTATGACCACTACCGCTATGCAGATGGAAGATTTGCACCGAAAGGCAAAGGAACATACCGCAGAGGATATGAAGAGCCACCTTATATGCACATGTACCCAGAAGTAGAGCGTATGAGGGATATGGATAGGGATTATGGCAAGATGTACTATACAGAGCCAATGTCTGAAAGCAATTACGACAGAGCAAAGAGAAACTACACAGAGACTAAGGAAATGCACAAGAATAACACACCAGAGGATAAAGAACACAAGATGAAGTCGCTTGACAGTTATACTAAGGAACTTGCAAGCGATATTACAGGTATGGTGGCTGATATGTCGGCAGAAGAGAAGAACTTGCTTAAAACGAAGTTAAGTACTCTTGTATCTAAGATATGATTTTAAGGGCTATGAGTAGCAATATTCATAGCCTGTTTTATTCAGAAAGGAGCATATAGATGGTTTTTAGTATTAATGGCACAATGTGGCAAGTGCAATATAAAAATTCAAATTCGGGTGAATTAAAGCGGTCAGACGGCACAATCAGCTTAGGTGTAACTGATAGAAATACACATACAATTTATCTATCAAATGCCTTGCGTGGATTTATGCAACGCAAAGTGCTGATACACGAAGTATGCCACGCAATCTGTATGTCCTACGATGTGTATTTACCAATAGAACAGGAAGAGATATTGTGTGATTTTGTGGCAACTTATGGAGATGAAGTATTTGACATTGTTGATATGGTGCTTGGAGCAGTTAGGAGAGTGGGATGATGAGTATTGATGAACTGTTAAAGATAATTCAAAAAACTAATCCGACTATGACTAAGGAATTGTTGATATATGAACTTAGTCAATGCCGGTATTCAAGTAAAGCGTTGATTTATACAGAAAAATGCTGTATTGACAGCAATGCTTAAAAATGCTATTATTTAATAGATGTAAACAATAGATAACTATTATATCATTTTACCTTAATAGAACCATAGTGGAAAGTTGCATTGATACATTTTTTGTATAGGTGCAACTTATTTTATTTTGGAGGTTTTGTTATGAGAGTTATTAGGTTGAAAATGTATCAAGAAATGGCTAGATTTAACAATCCATCAGCGCCAAGAGGTGCGGATTGCTATCCTTTACCGCCGTTCAGCACAGTTAATGGATTTATTCATTCAATGTGTCAATGGAAAAAGTATCATAAATTAGATTATTTTGTTACTGGCAAAGGTGTTTACAACACTAAAACACAGAAAGAATGGCACGGCGGCAAGCGTTTTAACAAGGTTAGCGATGAAATGCTTAAGCGTTGGGATATTATAACAGATTATACAGACGGAAGCCACACCGGTTGGGTCAATGCAGTTAAATATCATTTGATGTTGGTTGATTTATATACAACTATATACATCAAAGCTGATGATAGTGACATAGATGATATATACCATGCGTTACTAAACCCACCGGTATATCCATCATTAGGTGAGTATGGTGATTTATGCAAGATTGAAGCAGTAGATATTGTAGAACTTAAGGAGCTTGGCAAACCCATATCAGCTCCATTAGATACACAATCTTATATTCCTGTTAATAAAGGCAATTTTGCAGGAACTATCTATAGAATTAATAACAAATACGAAATCATTAAGGGTCTTAGGCGATTTCAGAAAGTTTCTTGCTATTTAGTGGATAAAGGACAAGAAGTTGTGAGCAATCTTTTTGATGACGATAAACCGATTATTTTTATAAACTAATTTAAAACCCACGGAATATAGGTAAAGTTTTTCTTTACCCCCGTGGGTTAACTTTTTATATTCGCAATTTTAATTTTGACAATTTTCAAAATCCGTTTCAGATTTCGTTCAAATCCTACTTAAAAAATTGAAAAAATTTTCCTACAAAAATATAATGCAAAAATTTTGATACCCCCGTCATATGCAATTTTGAAATCCAAAAATCGGTTACACAGAATTTCAATTTTTGTTCCCGATTTTGTTCAGATTTGCCCTGAAAAATTGATGAAAAACTTTAACAGGTTAAAGTGCATTATATAAACTTGACCGGCTGCGATTCGTGCTTATTTTGACTTTGTGACTTTGTGATTTGCCCTGTACGGCGGTTTTATTGTGTCAATGTAGACTTATTAAGCCTACAAAGTAAAACAGCCTTAAAACACCTTTAACAGCGTTGTATAAAATGGGTATAATATGCCCTTGTAGGTTGTGGAAGCTGTCGCCAGTTTTGGCGGATTTTCCAGAACGCACGCCGCCCAACTAGGTACACTTGTACACTTAAAAAGCCTTATATATAAGCATAGCATTATTGTATTAATTTTTCAAGGTACGCAAAGAAAAGCGTATAAATATATACGCTTAGTGCTTGCGGCTGGAATCGAACCAGCCAAACCAGAGCAAGCCAAAAAGGGCGCAGATTGTACGCCCTTAAAAAGCTAATTCACTATTTTGTTTTTTATTTGTTTTAAAAGCTTTTTATCAATTTGATAATTTTCCACTCCTCGAATTTTTAAGACATAGGTACTTATGTCTTTATAATACAAATCAACAATTCCTTCTCTGTTGTGCCAGTCGTTTACATCTCCTTGCCAGCATTTTATTCTGTGCTCTTCTTTTTGCCTTGCGATTTCTACACTTTCGGCAAAATCTTTTTCTATATTTATTTTATCATTCAAAAACCTGTTTATTAAACCCTTAAAGGTTTTTAAATCTGATTTATATATATAAATTATATATAATTTTCTATAAATTTCTTTGCTTCTCTCGGTAAGCAATATATCTTTTTCTTTTTCTGCTTTAATCTGTTCTAACTCTGCCGCAGTTCTTCTTGTATACGTTCTCTTTTTTCTGTTAGATATAATTTCATCGAATTCTTTAACCGTAAAGTTTAATACTGCATTTTCTTCTATACAATAAAAATCTGTTTCATTGTAAATTTTTCCTGTATGATGCCAGGAAGACCACACCAGAAAATTCTCTTTCAATTCTTTTAATGTCATTTTTTTAAAATCTATTTCTGTTTTTTTATCAGCGTGCCAAAAAATGTTATCTATCTCTTCTAAAATAGTGGTTTTAGTCCACTTATACACAGGTTTTTCACCTTGCGAATACGCCCAAACGGCGTTGTTACTCATTTGATTTTTATAATATCCTGCCATCTTTTTAAATCTCCTTTACTTTTTATATTTTATATGCTATTATAACAAAGACATTTGTTGTTGTATATTTTTAGGACAAGTGCTATTTTGAATGGTAAGAGAGGAAGTATATTGTACTTCCTCTCTTTTATTTTAGCAAGCCGGGGAATCAAACCCCGGAAGCGCCAACCTTGCTAATTATGCGATTTTTTCAACTTTTCGCCTTTTCTTTTCGTTCTCTGTTCTGCTGTTTCGTTTGTCATAGTATTAACCCTCCTATCTAAATACCATACAATATTTATTATGATTGCCATTGTCTGCTACAAATTCAAATAGAATTACTTCATAGCCTTTTTTCTCAGTATATTCCTTGCGTTCTTTGGAATTATATTCCTCCGTAAGACATTCTAAGGTTTCAAAGAAAAAATGCTCAAGTCCAGAATCTAAAACTTTTGCTTCTTCTCGTGTATCATATCCATTGCAAATCTTGCTTGCTTCTTCTTTCGTAATATTAAAGTAATCTGTGGTTTTATAAATTGTCATATAATCAATCATCCTTTCATTGTGCGGTCTACCATCATCAGAGCCACGGCGACCGGTCCGCGGCTGACGCTCCACTCTGGAGCGTTTCGGCTATGCTTTTTTAAACATTTCCCAAGGTGCTATAATTGCACCACCTTTGCAATCGGCGTATATTATAACCTCGCCATTCTTGATTATTTCGTACTTTTTAAAAGTGCATTCTATCTCATTGCCATAAATAATTTTGTCGCCTATTTTCATTTTTTGCGCCTCCTTAGTTATAATAAAAACTTTCTATTGCTGTCCTTGTAGTGCCTTTTACAACAATAGTCATTAAGTGACTAAAGCTATCCAGTGCTAAGCCGTAAGGCTCTAAATCTTTATTTAATTTATCAATTCGCCTGTCACAGCTCAAAGATAAATCTTTTGTGCTCTGGCGGTTGCAAGTTCTTTCCTCGTTTTCTAAATATGATAACCTGTCAAGGTCTGCATTCAGTCTGTAGAAGCGATTTATCAATTTTTTAGCAATATCATATTCAATATTGTATGTTTCTGTTGCTCTTCTTAGCTCTTTTTCTCTCTTTTCTGCGATTGTTAATTTTCTCATATGCTTGTACCATTTCGCCGACTGTGTTATAATCGACTTACCTTTCTTTTTGATTGGTGGCGGTTGTAAACTTTGGCAGAGTGGCAACCGCCTTTTATTTATGCTCTTATTATAAAGCTATCGTTATATAATTACAAGTCGCAAAATGTAACAAATATATAAAGCTATCTATATATTTTTATTGTGCAATATGTATAAAGCTATCTATATACAAAAATATAACGCTACTATATAATAAAGTTATCTTTATATTTATATTGACTTTGATATAACGCTACTATATAATAAAGTTATCTTTATAAAAGGAGTTGATTTAATGGCAGTATCTAAAGCACAGGCAAGAGCTATAAAAAAATATGATAATAAAGCATATTTTAAAAGCCTTGTAAGGTTTAAAAAAGAAGATGAGGAACGAATCAGAGCGGCGGCGGGTGATAGCCTTAATGGCTTTATCGTGGCGGCTGTAATGGAGAAAGTTCAGGAGACAGAAAAAGCGAAAGCTTCAACCCGTACAAGCTCCGACGAATGCCCATTTTAAACAATTAAAAGAATTTTAAAATACCACTTGACTATATAACGATAGCGTTATATAATAAGGGTACAAATTAAGAAAGGGCAGCCGCAAGGCTGAAAAGGTGGAAAGGATGAAAACAATTGAATTATTAAACAAAGTTGTTGGACTTGGATTTAGCAGAGAAAAGGCACTTGCTGATATAGACGCAAGCCTTGACGAAATAATCGGAGCAGAGAACAGAAAGCCAATCGCAGAGGAAGAAATAAGCGAAGAGCTGGCAAATGATATTTTATTCGGGTTTGAATGTGAAAAAGAAAACAATTAATATATAATATTTAGGCGGTGTATATCTGTTATACATCGCTTTTTTAATGCCTATTGATTAATTATATTTATTGTGTTATTATGCTAATAATTAAATATATAAGATTTACACCCGATAATATTAAAAATATTATTGGGTTATTTTTATGTTATTAAATATATAATAATTAATTAGCTGGAGCAGGTTTAGCAGAAAGGGGGAACATATGGAGAAAGTACAGGAAGCACCAGAAAGTCAAGAAATTTTTGAAAATGAAATTGATATGTATTTCAAAAGATTTTGCAAAGATGAAAACATTGAAGATATGGCAGCGGCTCCGCAATCCTTTTTTTATGCCGCCTTGATTTATGTATATAACAATACTTTTAAAGGCACTAATAGGTTAAAATTAAAGGGTAAATTACAGGGATATAATAATAATAATTATAATAATCAATATAGTAATATAAATAATAGTAATTGTAATAGTTATAATTATGAGTATCTTAATTATATAGCAGATTATTATATATATATGTGTTATAAGTATAATAAAATATGTACTATATCAGGATATTGTAAATTAACCGGCATAAATGAAACTGTTATATATGATTGGGCTAATGAGAAGAGAGCATCAAAACTAAGTACATCGGCTTACGATTTGTGGGAAAAATTGTCAAAGGATTACGAATCTAGCGGAGAGGCTCGACTCTGGTCCGGTAAGAATCCAGTCGGGCAGCTTGCAGTTATGAATCGCCGCTTTGGTTGGAATCTTCCAGGTGTTAGTAGAGAAAACACCAGCAAAACACCTCTTACAGCCGCGGAAATACGTCAACAATTGAGCCAAAACAATACACAATTAACAGATAAACAGCAGATAAACGCTGTAAACAATTCAGACACAATTTAAACAGCTCGCAAACCGCTTAAATACTGGGTTTGTGAGTAATAAGTATTTATATAACGCTGATAAATTAAGGTTTATCGGCGTTATGGTATGGATATAGTGTTAATTGTGTTAATTGTTTGAGAATATGGCATAAAATAGACACAATTACACGGACAAGGGCGGAGGGGGTTTATTTGTCCTCGGAACACGCCCCAACTAAGTCACTCATTTTTCCACGATAAGAAAAAGGCTTTATATATTAATATATATATATTTATATTTTTATTGCCCACATAATACACATATTATATAATTATATATAAATAATACATAATCATATAATTAATACTAATAAATCACTTATATATTTAATTAAAAATAATCCAATTAACATCTATACATTTAAGCTAATTAGGTGTATAATAGACACATATTAATTAATCACAAGATATTCAATAAACACATCAGAGAATCAGCTAGTCGGCTGAATAAATTCCAAAAAAATTTTAAAAAATAAAAAAGAGTTAGGAGTTATAAATGCAGGGCAATGAATACCAAAAATTGGCTATGCGTACTAACGATAAAATGGCTCATCATAGATTAAGTACTGAATTAACTGGTAAGTTTCCACTTAGTCCTCTAACAGAAAGCAATGCTAAGTGTAGCAACATAAATGACATAGCAGGACTTCTTAATGGTGTCTTAGGTTTAACCGGCGAAGCTGGCGAGGTATCAGACCTTGTTAAAAAGGGCATATTTCACGAAAAAGGCATAGACTTAGAACATCTTAAGAAAGAGTGCGGCGATGTAATGTGGTATGTTGCTATGATTTGCGAAGCTTGCGGATTCAGTCTTGACGATGTAATGCAGACAAACATAGATAAGCTTATAGCACGTTATCCGGATGGTTTTGATTCTTACAGAGCTAATCACAGACAGGCAGGTGATAAATAATGGGTAATCAGGATAAGCACTGTTACCAGTGCAAACATAGACATAAGTTATATTGTGAAAAGCCTTGTAATGCCTGTAATGGCAATCCAAATGTTGTAAAAGGCAAGGATAACTTCACAGAGCTTGAAACAGCAAATAAAAATGCGGTACTCTTTGAAACAAAAGAATAGCATATTGCCCCTTAGCCAAGTGGTCAAGGCACAGGATTTTGATTCCTGTATCGTGGGTTCAAATCCCACATGGGTAGTTCAAGTGTTTAATTACACTTGTGCCTTTACAGGACTTATTGGTTTACTAGCATTAAGTCCTCCTTTCACCTCATAGCGAGAGCTGTTAAGGACTGTCAGATAGTCCGTGAGGTTTTGCGTATTATAAATACGCAAATAAAATTAAGTTATACCTATAGCGCAGCAGTTATCTGTATGGATAGACAGCGAGCGAAGCTACTTTCTTTGAGCCCAACTGCACGGGTAGAATGACATCCAAGCTTTGCCACGACCTGTTATAGGTGTCATAGCCTATACTGCTATTAAGACTAGCATTGTTTTTCAGTATCAACTATCCACCTTAATCGAAACATTTTCACAATGCTAGTCTTTTAAAACGATATGGAGAAGCGGCAACGATTGGCGGTGTTGCGGCAGACTGTAAATCTGTTCCCTTGCGGTAAACATTGTAGGTTCAATTCCTATCTTCTCCACTTTGCCGATATGGGATAAAGGTATTCCAGTAGCTTGCTAAGCTATCCAACAGAAATGTTGTTCGTGTTCGATTCACGATATCGGCGTTTTGAAAGCACTTCTTGGGTCTGCGTGCGTAATGTTGTTTGCGGACTTATCCTAGGTTAAGAGGTGTAAGTAAGTTGCTATAAGTGGTGCCGTAAGGTTCGATTCCTTACATAGCAATTACAACAAACTAGGTTAGCTACCGAAAAGCACAAGCCTTAGTGCCTGTTTGTTGTTTTGTTAATAAGGCAGTTATCAGAAAGGCAGGTAATAAATATGCTATCAGAAAATGAAATCCAAACAAAAGTTAATTTTCTATCATCAGCAAGGTGTAACCACACATTCCATAAATACATTGACATAACAGGCGATTTGATAGAGGGTGCGCTATTATCAAGAATTTTATATTGGTTTGCACCAACTAAAGATAACAAAAGCAAAGTCAAGATATACAAAGACGGCGAATATTGGATTGCGAAACAAAGAAAAGACTGGTGGGAAGAGATAAGGATTACTGAAAGGCAGTATGATAAAGCAATTAAATCGTTGGTGAAAAAGAAATTTGTAATTACAGCAAAATACAAATTCAA